TCTTTGACGTTTCAGATTTTTATCAAGTGCAGATTTGCCATCTCTTTCACCTCTTGCAGCGGTGTCTCTTGCGGCGCCTTTGACATATCTTGCAAGCATCGGTGTTGAAACTTCGTCAACCTGTTCGACTTCTTCTTTCTGCAGTTCGATGTTCTTGTACTGGCCGCTCTTGGACATACGATAGTGCTGGCTCAGAGCTTTTTCCTTGGTGGCATGCACACCGGACCTGAAGGTCTCGCCGTCCTTGGTGGTGGCCACTACGCGATAGCCTTCGGCGAGCCCAAACGCTGCAGCCACCCGACGGTTACCGTGTTTATGGCGTAGGTAGGCCGAAATGGCATGGTCCTTGCTTCGGTATTCCGAGGTATCCACAATCTTGCGCTGACTCTTGATCATGTTGCGCAAGGTGCCGATGTCATGCTTTTTTAGGGCCTGGTACTCCTGTTTGATGTCCTCGTCCATGTACTCAACAGCTTCCCGCTGCTGGCTGTGCTTATCGTTGAGTGCAGTGGCCTGTGCCAGGGCCTCGTCGCGAGTGTCATGCCGACTCACGGCCTTGAAGCCCTGCGCGGTGTCCACCACAGCATGCGGCTTGGCGCGAGTAGAATCCTTGAGCGCGCTGCTAATGACCTTGAAGCGAGCAGTAGCCTCGTCCAAGGTCTCTGTGGTATCTTCGCGTATGGACTTGAAGCCCAGCGCCTTCCAGTGCTGACGATGAATATGATCCAGCACGTGGTCGCGGGGGTCGGTGTCCATGCCACGCACATGGGTGCGCAAAGCCTGAACGTCACCGGACTTGATCAGATGTGCGGCCTTGATCATGTCGTCGCGGTCCATGTGGTCCGGACGTAGTTTGCGAGCATAGTCCATGAGCCCAGCGTGGTCGCCCAGGCTCTCGGCCAGCAGTTCTTGGATTTCGGCATCGAACTCTTCGTTGGCACGGATCTTCTTGGCGATTTCATGTGCCTTGGTGATTACGCTCTTGGGCAGGTTCTCTGCAGGCTCAGCCCCGTAGCCCGCGGCGCGCTTGGCCACAGCCATGCCTATGGCATAGGGACTGCGGCGCATGGCTTCTCGAAGGTCGTGGTAGTTCATGCAATCTCCTATTGACTCTGTATTGACATCGCCTTATACTGGCTGTGTACCGGGTTGATGAATTATTCCGTTTATTGTTGGCCCAGCTGCTGAGCCATGGCAATCTTTTGAGCGTCCAGGACGTCGTTCATCTTGAGCGCCATGATATCCTGAAATGTTTCCTGAGCCTCGGCGCCCCGGTCCATGAGAATGGTGTCAATGAGTTCGTGAATAGCGTCGTTCATCTCAGGCTTCCTTGATTAACATGAATTTATTTATCAACCGCTGTTCTACCTGCGGATTGTTGGGGTCATAGGGTTGCGGACCAGCATCAGTGCTCGGGGCCGCACCGCCGGTTTCGTTGCTCAGCGCCGCGGCCTGCATTGACCCCGGGCCGGTCTGCTGCGCAGACATCTGCTGCTGCAGCTCGGTGTCGGCATCGATTTCCTTCTGTATGCGTTCACGATCTTCTTCGGTCAGCTGCAGGATGTCGCTGTATACAAACTCGCGGCTGAAGTAGGTGCCCACATAGGGCTGAATTTGATTGAGCAAGTCGATGCGGTTGCGCATGATCTCGGCTTCGCGCGCCTCGGACATGTAGCTGTCCTGCGTGAAGTCGTAGTAGATATCCTCGCGAATAGCATCCCAGTCCTGCTCGTTCATGATGCCCTTGAGCAGGAGCTGAGTGCGCAACAGGTCGTCGAACAGCTCGCCAAACTTCTTGCGAAGCCGGCTCACAAACTTGCTGAATTTTAATTCGTCTCGGGTGATCTCGGCCTGGCGACCAAAGTTCATGCCGGCATCGGGTCGCATACGACTCGCGGGCACGTTCAGACTCTGATAGAGCTTATTCTGAAAGTAGTTGATGTCATTGATTTCACCCAGATTCTGACCACCCTCGAGCGTGGTAATTTCCGTGCCCTTGCCACCTTCGCGACGCGGCATCCAGAAATCTTCCAGCATGCTCAGGGTCTTCTTTTCGTCCCGAATCTCTCCGGTACTGGCATCATAGGTGACCTTGTTGCGATAACGGTCCATGATGCTTTTCACATACTGCTCGGCCTTGGCCTTGGGTAAATTGCCCACATCGATGTAGAAGATGCGACGCTCGGGCGCCCGGCTCATGCGATATATGACCAGGCTGTCTTCCACCATGCGAAGCTGGTTCACAACCTTGATGGCCTTGTGCAGATGGCCCAGCACCATGTTCTTGTCCAGATCAATCAAGCCGCTGGTGCAGTAGGCTATGGCATCGGGCGCGATCTGTATGCCCGTGCCGGTGCTGTTGTAGTTGTTGGTGCTGGCCACTAGCCCCTTTTCGTTATAGACGTAGAATTCCTGAATTTCCTGAATGAATTCAACGCCAGTCTTGGGGTCCTTTTGCTTCTTGACCTTGCGGACCTTTTTGATCTTGCGAGGGTCAATGTAGCGTAATTCTTGTATGCCCTGCTTGGGTCGGCTGGTATCCACAATCTTGTGATAGGGGATGCGACCGTCTACATACCAGCGTTTGAAGATGTCATGTGACTTGCTGTTGAAGTCCAGCAACTTGAGAATGTTGCCAAACTCTTCTTCAATCATGCGCTTGACATTGGCGCTGAGGTTAACCTTGTCCAGATTAACCTGCACCACGGCTTCGTTGTCCTGGGCCGCCACGGCCTCGTTGACAATGTCTTCGATGGCGCTGTCGCAGTCCGGATACAGAGCTATGTCTCGGTATCGATTGATGAGGTCATTTTCGCTCTTGGCCGTGGCGTCAATGTCCAGGTAGGTTCCAAAGAATCCACTGGCATTGATGTTTTGTGCGCCGTCGTCGTCCTGAGGCATAACGAAGCTCTGAGCCCCCTTGGGCTCAGGCTTCTGCTTGGTCAGAGTGTAACCAAATAATGTAAAATCAGCCATGATCTAGTTGTCCTGAACCTTAGATACCAAAGATACCGCGACCAGCGTTGGCGACCTGGTTCACGGTGTTGCCCAGGCTCAGTGCACTGTCCAGGGTAGTGGTGTAGTGCTGATAGACAAAGGTACAGGTATAGGTTTCAATGGTGTCATTTTCGCCGAAGTTCAGGCCGATTTCGCTGAGCTCCACGGGCATGGCGCTGGCCAGGGTGTAGCTTTTGAGCGGGTTGTTGTTGCGATCCAGCTGGGTCACGCTCAGGTTGACCTGATAGTCGCGAGGGTTGGTGCGGCCGTTGTTGTTGACCAGGCCGTTCATGCCCTCCATCCACGCTTCCAGACTGTTACGAATGTTGAAGCTGACATCGTTCAACACCGTGACGGTCCAGGGCGTGAAGGTACGTTCGCCCGCAAACTTGACTTCACGACCGCGATAGGGTACAACCGTGGGGTTAACCGTGCTGCCCGGTAGTGTGGTGGCATTGACCAAGAAGGCTGCCTGTGCCGCCGCGGCCCCACCCAGCGTAACATAGCTGGGGAAGTTCAGCGTCACAAAAAACTGGTTGGCGCGAGCACCGCCACCAACCATTGCGGCCTTGAATTGATCAACGTTAAAAATTGACCGTTCTGCCATGTTATGTTTCTCCTTTTAGGTCTTAGGCGCCGATTTCTTCGAAATTGATGCCCGAGCGCGTGGCCACGAACGTCAGCGTGATGAAATTGATGCTTCGAGCGGGCTTGATATAGATATCGGCCACGAATTCGTTGCGGTCAATGACCTCGGCTGTGTTGTTGGTGTCGTCGCACACTACTCGGAAATCCGTGATGCCTCGGCGGCCCTGAACGTCGCGGAGGAAGGGTTCCACCAGAGCCACAAACTGGCTGCGGGTAAAGGCATCATTGAACTCAAACAGCTGGAACTTGGCTGCGGTAGCAATGGCCTTTTCCAGCACAATGAACAGTCGACGCACATTGATGCGGTCAAAAGCACTGGGCTTCTGGGTCAGCGTCTTGTCGCCGAACAGTATGGTGCCAAATCCCGGCTGGTTGATTATGGGATTGACCTGGAAACGATACAGGTTGTCACGATCGGTCTTGTTGGGGCTCCAGTTTAGACGCACAACATTCTTGACCTGGCCGCGGGTATAACCACCCGGGCTGTACCAGGGGTCGGCCACGAGATCGGTGCGCACACACAGGCCCGCGGTGTCTGCGGCCAGGGGTATCCAGCGATAGGTATCGTTGTAGCGGTCATACTGATACTTCCAGCCGCTGTCCATGACAGCATAGGTGCTGTCCTTGTTGAAGTTGGTGTTGCGGTCATTGACCACGGCCTGAGCAGTAATCAGTGTGCTGGTGCTGGGGCTGGTGAACACCACGCAGTCGCGACGCACATCGGCAACATTGTCAACAACCCAACGAGCCGTGGCATTGTCTGTGGACACACCTACTACAGGCATCAAACTGACGTCGTAGAGTTCGGCATTGGCCAGCTTGGCATATTCGGTCTGCATGAGTCCGTCCGTGGCGGTGACATTGACACCGCTGCTCAGGCTGCGGCTCAGCACCTGACTCATGGTGGTGAAGCCCGTGCTGGCTGCCGGTACTGCGCTGCCCCAGGCAATCTGAGCCGCGCCAGTCAGAGCAGTATGGCTACCGTACCAGATCCAGCTACTGTTGAGATTGAGGAAGGCAGTATAATAGATGTTGGTGCCGTCGGTGCCAACAGCGTCGCTGGCCTTGCTTAGGCCCTGCCACTTTTCCAGGACAGTACCGGCAGTACCAGTGATGCCACCATCTTCGTCCACCACCACGACATGCAGTTCGTCGTAGATTGTAGCACTGCTGCTAGCGCCGGTCTTGCTCAGCGCGAAGCGAGTGTTGCTGGGGCGACTCTCAACCTGATCCCAGAACTCCCAGAGTACTGTAGCAGAAGCGCTGCTGCTCGAGGTCAGGCCTGTGTTGTTGGTGAAGGTCAGTGTAGTGGCACTCAGGGCAGCATCGGTCGTGGTCTGGAATCGATAGGTACTGCCACTCAGGGTGACTTCCAGCCAGCTACCCTTGGGTACCGGGCGGCTCAGTGCAGCCACGCCTGCGCTGGTGGCAGTTACACTGCTCATCGTGGCGGTAAACTGGTAGCTGTTGTAGTCGCACATACTGACCTTGAGGTTATCGCCCAGGGTACCCGGATACTTGGCCACGAATTCGGTGCTAGTCAGGGTAGGTGCGGTATAGCCGTTGACGCCGTTGTAGTTGTCTTCGTTACGAACCAACGCTGCAGTGCCCGCGGCCACGCTGTTGCGAGCCACGGTGTCGCAGACGCGGCTGACCTGCAGGTTGTTGCCATAGCTCAGGAAGTTGGCTGCGGTAAACCAGTACTTGGCCACGCTACTGTCGGGGCGACCAAAGGTATTGAACAGCGTCTTTTCGCTGTCCAGAGTTACAAAAACCTCGGCAGGACCCCAGTTAAATTGTCCGACGAAAGCGCCAGCCGTGGTGGCAACCTGCGGCACAAACAAGCTAACGTCGCGTTCCTGAACCAGGACATTAGGCGAAACTTGGAAAGCCATGTTATTCTCCTTGTATTAGACCATTCACTGACGCACAATCAGATTCGTTGGTTCCGATATTTATAAGTAACCAGAACTAGAGCCAGTTGCGACCCCGTGGTTCAACGGTCCATAGATCTCCATCCTCGAGGATGTAGCGTTGTGTTTCATCTTCTCGACCATCTTCGATGAAGCCAAACGGCGTTAGTTCATCTTCAATCTGCTGAATGCGATTGGCAAACAGGCTCTCTCGCAGATTGACATCGTGTAGATCCTTGAAATACGGGTTAGTAGTTAACCATCCAAACAGCACCAGGGTCATGACTAGGTCGTCATGGTAGCCTTCGTCGGCAGCATAGCTGCCCTTGGTTTCAATAAAGGTGCTGAACTCACTGATGATGTCTCGGTCCTGTATCAGGAGCCGCTGGTTTTCCACCAGAGTCTTAAGCTGAGTACAGCCCACGCGCTTGACCTTTTTGTCGGTGCGCACGCCCGGCACTGTAGTACCACCGCCGAACCCGCCGTTGATGATCTGCCCTTGCCGAGCATTGCGATTCACAAACAGCAGATTTTCATACTCAAGTTCGCCATGCAGAATGTCGGCAATCTGCTGACCATTGTCATTGATTTCCACCAACACCCAGGCATTGTTGTAGTTGCGAGCCACGGTGTGCACCACGCTCGGGTAAAGCAAGGGCGCGATGCGATTGTCTCGAAACTTGGCCACGACTTCATAGGGGTTGGTGCTAATGTCCACGACTACAAAGGCGCTATAGTCACCACCCACACCCCGAGCTGTATCCACCACCACGATGTAGCTGTGCCCGGCGGTGACCTCTTTGCCGTCAGCGCCCTGCATGGCTCGTACTGGTTCAGCCAGCACATCGAGCCCGTCCTTGCTGTACATGTAGCTGCGAGGACTGAGACGGCTCAGCGTGTCGGCGTCGAGCAAGGTGTAGCTGGATCCCAGAAAACTGCACAGTACTTCCTGAGCAAACTTGACCTCACCCAAGATGGCCTTTTGTTCCTGCGCCCAGCGACTGTCACGTCCTGGGATGCGGTCATAGGATATGTACAGGCGCACAAAGTCATTGATGCCCTGCTCGGCGTCGTTCCAGAACTTCCAGAAGTGATTGTAGCCCATGGGCGTAGAGCTTAGCAGCACCTTGGTGGTCTCACCGGCCATGATGGTAGGATAGGTACTGGTGAAAAACTCTTCGGCTATGTTGTTGGGTATGATGGCGGCTTCGTCGATGTACAACCAGTTTACGGACTTGCCCCGAATACCGCTCTGGCTAGTGGCTGCGCAGAACACCTTGCTACCGTTCTCCAGTTCCAGACTACCCTTGTTCCATTCTTTGACTCCCTGCTGCATCCACAGCGGCAGGTTTTCGTACATGCCCTGATAGCGACTCAGTACTTCCCGCGCTGCCGCGGCCTTGTTGGCCAAGATGGCCACGGTCTTGTTGTCCTGGAACAACGTGTACCAGAGTATGCAGGCTGCTGACGTAATGGTCTTGCCCTGCTGCCGCCCCTCCATGAGTATAACCTTGCGGTTCTCGATGATGGTCAGTACTTTTTCCTTCTGACAATCATAGAGCTTGAAGGGCACCAGACCTCGATCCAGGCTTACAATGCGACAGTAGCTTTCTATGAAGTAGATGGGGTCCTGACTGCAGCGAACAATCTCCTGTATTTGCTCAGGAGTATAGTCAATGCTGAATCCCAGCTGTTTGAGCCGGGTGTTGCCGTTATAGCTGGCTCGAGTCAGGCGTTTCGTGATCAATGGTATGTTCATTCTTTAGCGCGCTCAGCAGCTCTTGGGTACTGCCTGTAAAAACAATGTTGTTTTGTGTACCAATCTGCTGCGGTGTCGGCGCCGAGGCCTGCACTAGGTCGCGGCGAGCCTTTTGCAGGGCCAGCAGGTCCTTGGCGGTGTTGGCCACGGTGTTGATAAGCTGGCCCGTGACCTCAAAGGCCCGGGGGTGGTCGCTTTGCCGGGCAATGTTGATGATTTCCTCTACGGCCTGTTCGCCCCGACTAATCATGCGTTTGAGTGCGCCACGAGCCTGTTCAAAGTCGTCGTCCACGAGCTCCTCGGGCTGCGGTACAGCAGGCAGCTGCGTGGGCTCAGACCCAAACTTGGCATCCAGCGCAGCAAACACGTGTTTATCTTGCAATTCTGAACCCCGTGGTAATGATCTGCAGCAATGCACTGGTGGTCAGAGCCTTGTTGCCTTCTTCGGTAGGATTCTGGAAGATGTAGCGCAAAATCAGTCCCGTGCTGGTGGTGACTCGCAGAATACCAGCGCCACCATATTCACCATCGGGAATATAACAGCCGTCGGGGCTCATGGGCAGCTGTATGTTGTGCAGACAGGTAATACCCGTGGTGGTACTGCGCACTACCTCGAACGGGGGATTCAGCGCGCTGATGCTGCTGTTTACGGTCCAGCTTTCGCCAAACAAACGCAGTTCGGGAAGGTTACCCGCGTTGCGATGTCTAAGTGTGAGGTGTGCAGTAATACCAGGCAGCGGCGGAACCGTGGTCAGAACCGCACTGTTGTAGTCCTGCAGGGTAAAGGTTGCAGCACTGCCCACAACCTTGAGCTGTGCGGCTGTGTTGATGGTCAGCGTATAGCTGGTGTCGGCGCCGCCGCTGGCACCGCTGCCGTTGGGCTGCAGGCCCCAGTAGAATTCAAAACCACCGTGGTCAATGCGTTTGACGTTGAAGGCCACCAGGCCCGTGCCGGCACTGTTGCTGCGCACCGGACCCAGACGCCGACAGACAGCCCATTGCGCACCATAGCCCGCGGCGTTGAGCTGCGAGTTTACGGATGCAATGTCTCGGTTGCTGCTGATTACTACGTTGCTGCTGCCTGGATAGAAGGTCTGCGAGCCCACGGTATGCTGCGCCAGTGCGCCCAGATAGTACAGATAGTACCAGGTGTTGGCCGAGATACTGGCATCAATAAGCGCAGGTGTTGAGCCAGCGGAGTTGTATTCCGGTGTCCAGCCTGTGGCAAAGGTACGAATGATGGGCGTATAGCTGGCCACTATGGCAATGGCACTGGTACCGTCGATGCCAGCAACACCGCTGGTGCTGTAGCTCCAGTGTGAGGCCGCGCCCGTGACCAGGGTGATCTTGTTGACAACTGTGTTGTAGCTGTAGATCAGCCCCTCAATGTGTTTGGGGTGGTAGATGCCGTCGATGTTCACGGCCCAGCTCGTGGTCAGCGAACTGCCCGTGGCCACCAGACCGCGCCGCGCCGTAATCTGCGTTGAGCTCAGGGCTCGTTCTGCAACATTGACCTTGACAAAGCCCGTGTGTGCAATGGCATTGCTGCTGTCGGATCCGTTGCGAACCGCTGCGGTGTTGCTGGGTAAATCGATGACCGGAGTCTGATACAGGGTCAGGCCTGTGGCTGTGCTGGTTGTGTCCAGCATCTTGGTGTAGGTGGCACTGTCTTCGCCCGCGGCCCTGAAAACTTCGACGCCGCGCAGACCCCGTACGGTGACGCCCGTGGTGTAGACACTGAGACTGGTGACGTTGGCATTGCCCAGGTTGACGTCCAGGGTACCTCGGGTCGTGGCGGTACTGGTGTTGAACCGGCTATGCACGAAAAACATGTTGCGACTTTCTAGTTGCAGCACTGCGATGTTGGCATTGCTGCTCAAATCATTGACGCCATTGCCCGCCAGGCCCGCGGCATTGGTGATGAAGAATGTATTCGTGGCCGAGGTGCCCGTGGCTCGTATGCTATCAGCAATCACGGGAATGAATTTCTGCTGTGAGACACTCCAGATCAGACTCGAGGCCGTGGTGGGTGTCGTGCCCGTGGCAACCTTGATGGTGCCTGAACTCGATCCAGCCAGCGCCGCATAGATTTCAGCAAAGTTGCTGTTAATCTTGACGCCGCCGGCATAGAGGCTATCACCGTCGTTGTTGTTGGGTGTTCCCAGCCCTAGGGGTTGATACGGCATGATGATGTCCTGTTAGAAATTATAGTCCTGGAATGTTTCTATGAATCTGTAGTCGCCCTGCGGTGTAGCATCGCCAGGATCGGTCGAAACTGTGTAGTTATTTATGCGTTGTTCCAGATTCGGATCATTGAAGATGTTGGTAATGGCAGTACGAATAATGTCCTGCCGCTCCATGGGACCGTAGTAGTAGAGCTTGAGTGTAAAGGTATAGGTCCAGGTTATGATACGGTGATCTGCCACGGCACCTTCGTAGTCATCTTCGTAGGTCACGCTGTTCAGGATTATGGGCAGGTCATGCTTGATGCCCATGTCGGGTATGTACTTTACCGTGACGCTGAAGTCCGGATTGAAGGCCGGCACAATCTGTTCGAACAGCTGCAGACCATCGTCCTGGTTTTTCACATAGGCATACAGGTTCACGGTAAGGTTGTAGGGCACGGGTCCGTAGATGCGCTTGGCCTCGGTCTCACTGACCACGCTACGAACCTGGTTCATTAGGTTGATTTTACGAGCGCCATCGTATTCGTAGGCTATGACTTCGAAACTCAGACGTGGCAGCTGCACCTCGATGAGTTCCACCCCCGGATCCGGGATCTGCTGGATGCGAGTCAGCATTTTATTCTTGGGCGCGTAGGCCAAGGGTACTCGCAGAGTCTGCACGATGTTGCCGTTGTTGTCGCGGCGTCGTACATTTATGTTGTTGAACATCACACCAAAGGCAACTATGGCCTTGCGAGTGATGCCATGATACCAGACCTTGCCGTCAAACATTTCTTATGACCTCACCAAAAGGATTGATTTCCGTGAAGTCCAGAATGTCCAGAGCCTCAAGTGTAAAATCTGCGTTGTCGGCTATGAGGTCCTGCGCTTCCAGTGTCCAGCCTTCGGTCAGTAGCATGCCGGCGTCCTCGGTCAATACATCTTTGGTGTCCAGGATCAGTCGGCCACCATTCTCCAGTAGTAGCTCATAGTTGTTGATGCTTAGCCCAAATTGGTTCTCCAGGCTATCGATTTCACCAACATCGGTGTTGAGTTCCTCGCTGCTGTATTGCCAGAGTTCACACTGCAGTTTGTAGACGTAGAGCTTACCCAACTGATAGAACGGGTCCTGTGCTTCTACGCGTTTAATTTCCAGGTAGCTGCGAGTCAGAGGTAGATACAGTAAATCGCCTTCGGCTGGTCGGCCCGGCAACACCAATGTATCTGTGCGTCCCAGGGCCACGACATCTTCCCAGCGACTACGCGCCACAACAAAGGTAGCAGTATCCTTGATTTCGATACCAAACTTGCTCATGAGTTCACCATCACCGCCGAAGCCATCGACGTTCTCCAGATAGGCTTCCAGGGGTATGGCATTTTCGAATCTGGACACAGTGTCATCCAGAAACAGGGTGTCGGTATTGACCTGAGTGCGGGGCAGATAGTAGATGTCGAACCCATAGATCCGGATACTTTCCATGATCAGCCCCTCTACCAGTCGCTGTTCGCTGGTGCGTCCGCCTGGTACGCCGCTCTGAAAGTAAAAGTTCGTGGCCAAGGTCTACCCCATGAAGAAGTTGGGTGGCTCTACATAGGTGTCTCGCATCTCTACTTCGAGCTGTTCTAGCTCCACCACAGCCTCGTCGAAGATTCGCTGACCGTTCAGGGTGACGCCGCCGGGCATCTGTATGCCCTCAAACTTCTTCAGGTTATTACCCCATTGCTGCTTGATCAAGGCCGTGGCGTAGCGTTTCAGGAATCGATCATTGTAGACATCGGTCCAGGTGTTGGGGTCCAGAATTTTATAGGCTTCCACGATGATGAATTCGCCCGGGTCCACATCGGTTTCCCAGCTCATGTCCAGGAATAGCCGATTCATGTGACGCTGGAAGCGAAAGCTCTTGCTGCCTACCAGTAGCTGGTCCAGCAGGGCCAGATGCTGCTTGACCTGTTCGTAGTAGATGATGCTGGTGCTGAGCAGATTGAACATGTCGTTGAGTCTGAGCTGATAGCGAACATCCCACATGTAGCTCTGGCCCGTGTTCACGGCGCTGAAGGGCAGTACTCGCACCACACCTATGATGCTGTCGTCCAGATCTATGTACTGTTGGTCTACAATGCCCAGGGTGAACCTGGCCACGGTGCTGCTAAACCCGCTGCTCTGTCCCACCACGGTCTCACTGGTGCTGAAGGTGCCACTGGTGCCCTTGATCAACACGCTGGTGCCGCTGCTGGTCACGGCCAGTTCGTTACATACCGTGGCGCGAGCGCCACTGGTCTGCCCCACCACAATCTCACCCAGGCTAAAGTTACTGGCCACGCTCGAGGTCAGATAGATGCGGCTCGCCGTGGCCTGAGTGCGCAGATACAGCCGCTCAACACCGTCATAGTGATAGTCCTGGAAATACTGCAGAGCATCGTCCAGACGATCGCTGAGCTGGTCGTCGTCTACGTTGATTTCAATTACGGGATGCCCGAGTTTGCGCAGACAGTAGTCTATGAGTTGTTGGCGTGTACTGGGTGCAGCCATGGTATCTCCTTAGGCCTGAGCTTCGGTCCAGCTAAACCGAAGCTGGCTAACATTAACTGCTGTACCGACGTTGGTGTTTCTGAGCACAATGGTCAGAATGTCGGGTCCGTTGGGGAAACCTGGGGTCTTGACGCTACCATCACCAGCCAGTATGCTGTTGCCCAGATCCCGCACCTGTCCTAGGTCATAGTTATCGGCGCCGGCCGAGGTAACGAAACTAAAGATCTGCTCGCCACCGCTGACTATTGTGGTGTTGCCGGTGTGGTCAATGACCTGAGCCAGGCTACCTGCGCCAATGCTGCCGGCCACGCTGGTGGTGGTCCAGTTGCTGGGGAACGTTGGCTGCGATGCGCTGGCTGGGAACGTGGTGTTGAGCACGCCAATGACCTGAATAGAGCTGGCCGCGCTCACGCCCAGACTGCGTGGTACCAACTGCATGCGGTTCACAATTTCTCGGTTACCAAAGTTAGCAGTAATGCTGTTGTCCACGCTGGGTGCCAGGCGTATGCTCAGCACGGCAATGCTGGTGTTGTTGGCAATGCTTACCGAGGCTCGCTTGGCGTAGCTGAAAACAATGCTTCGGTCATCGTCAAACCCGCCATCCATGATCACACTGGTGCCCCAGTGTGAAATCTGCGGAGCGCAATCGCAGGTGATGTAGTTTATGCTGCATTGACTGCTGCCAGTCCCGCCGTCAAAACTTGCAGGAGTAAAGGTCAGGTTGCTGGTGCTACCACCAAACTCGCGTCGAGTCAGGCCCGAGAGCGTCCAACCACCTATGGTGGCGTTCTGTGCCTTGCTGGTGTAGCTTATGATTTCAACGTTGTTGCCCTGCTGTAGCATGACCTGACCAGAGTCAGGCCAGTACTGGGCATCCTTGACCACCATGGCAGTAGTGGTGCTGGACAGCGTGGCGCCTACCGTGTTAGAGGTACCCGACAACAGTCGAGTATAGGGGCCAATGTTGGCAACCTCGTAGCGGGCCGGCAAGTTACCGCTGCGCATATAGGCCTGGTTGTTGACGTTGTTGTTGCGAACCTTGTGGCAGTAATTGACATTGCCATAGGCATCGCGCATGCCAAATCGCACAAAGCCTGCACCATACCAGGTGTAGTCAATGTACATCATCTGCATCTTGGTGATGTCCAGGTTAAAACCGCTGATGCCAGTGCCGTCAAAGCGGTCGATGTTCCAGTCACTCTGCGGCGTGCGGGTGTTGCGAGTCAGGTTCATGCGCACACCGCTTACCGTGTTTGCCCGATAGTGCGGAGCAATGCTCAGGGCAGTATCGGATGCGATGTCTGTGACCAGATAGCTTTGGCCGCGTATTACAACGTAGTCGCCAACGGTGAGCTGCTTGCTGAACCGAGTATTGGTGCCAGCGACGCTTACGCTACCGCTGGTGGCAAGGATAGTACCCATGAGTTCCCGTGTGCTTTCTCGCATCACAGTATACATGCGCTGACCATCGTACTCAAAGTAAAATCCGTTTTGAGCATCAAACATGCCGCACCGCACCGAGCTGCCCCGCCAGTTCTTCACGGTCAGTTGCGGGAAGCCGCCTGGACTGGTGTCGGTGGGAGTGCCCGACATCACATAGGTCAGCGTCTTGCTGGTGCTTACGGCCGAGTTCACCGTAAAGGTACCGTTGTAGGTGTTCGTGGTTCCGGGCTGTACTTCAACGCCTTCGACAACAATGGTTGCTCCGCTCTGAAGGCCCAGACTTTGCTGTGTGACAATGGTGCAGACCGAGGTTGCTGCCGTGATGGAATTGATGTCATAGCTTGGGCAAAACTTGGTGCCCGTGCTCATCTGCAGGCCCTTGCCGCTCTGATAACGGAAGTAACGACGGGTTTGCCGTATAGCCTGAATACCTTCCTGAATGTTGCCAGTGTTGATGATCACACCACCATCGCTGGGTCGGTGTGTAAAGTTAGCCTCGGGCCGAACCATGATTACGATGTTGCTGCTGTTGATGACGGCACTGCTGCTGGCAGTGCTGATGCCAGGTGTACGATATCTGAAACTCGTGGCCGTGGGGACATCGAACACATAGTAGTTCCCGTTGGCACTGGTGGTGGTGCTGCTGTTCACCAGTAAGGGAGTACCGCGCAGCAATCCGTGTCGGCCAACAGTGTTCACTGTGATCACACTGCCCGGTGAACCAGCTCCGTTGTCCGTGGTGATTTCGGCGTGCGGAATGCGAATCGGTATGTTGTTGATGTCAAAGGTGCTGCCACCCAGAATCGCGGTGCTGCTGTTCAGGATGTTGCCGTTGATGACACCGTTGCTGGTGTAGGTGAGCTGCGTGGTGCTGGGCACACGAGCAATAACAAACACGCCCTCGGCCAGGTAGTTTTCAGTGCTGATCACATTGACTACATCGCTGGTGACCAGGCCGTGCGCTTCTGCCGTGGTCACGGTGACCTCACTGAGTGGGCTTTGGTTGCCGCCCGACAGAGCCGTGATTGGCAGACTGTTGGCACCGCCTCGATAGTAATAGGCCGGTATGTTCTGCGCCAAAACCACGCTTTCCCACTTGATGGGCTGCAGACCGTACTCAAAGTCTGTGTCGATCAGACTCTGGGGATTCACCACGCGCATCTTGTTGGTGGCGTCCTCCATGCTGTCCGCGGGTCGTATCCGATCTTCTTGATCGTCGATCAGTATGAGCAGGGGAGTGCTGGTGGCCAGGCTCGAGGTGTTGAACTGCAGCACAAACTGTGTGCCATTGCTGCTGTAGGGTACCGTATAGGCCGTGGTGCGAAGATTGGGGTCGGCAAAGTTAAACAACACCGTGTTGCTGCTTACGTCTGTAACCAACAGCAGACCCTCTCGCTGTACTATGCGATTGGATATGGTTACGGTGCGAGTCGCGGGATTAAAGGTATAGGGTTCGTGCAGTACGCGTTTGGCCATGCCAGACTCCGACGTTCAATTATTCGTGTTATTTATCGGACAGATCATCAGAACGACTCCAGACCAGACACCGTGGTGGTAGCCGTGGTGGCAGTGGCGCTGTCCAGGGGCAGGGGCTCAGGCGGAGGCATGGGCAGCAGAGCCTGTGTTTCAGGACACCACCAGTAGGCATCGGCCTCGACATGGTCCTCGCAGGGCCACCAGAACAGCATGGGCTCGGCCACGATGAATACCTCGTGGTCCTGCACCACCTGAGCCACGCGATAGCCCGTGCAGCGGGGTTCCTGTTTGCTGATCAGCGCCTGCATGATGTCTCCTAGCCCAGTGAGTAATAGAGATTGTAGTCAAACGTAAATCTAATGGCACCAGCAGTACCGGCGGCGCCGGTTGTAACGCCTGGACTGGCCACGCCGCCGCCAGTGCCACCACCCCCATAGCCAGTACCGTTGATATTGTAGGCGGCGCCACCAGTTCCACCGATCTGTGCGCCAGCACAACTGTCGAAGGAGCCAGTTGTGCCACTGGTGCCAGTTGATGAAGTTGCGTCTGGTATCAAAGTACCAATGTTCATGGAACCTGTGCCGCCACTGCTGCCACCGCCACCACCAGCCGCTACACCGCCGGCGCCGCCCGTGGCGGTCAGAGTCACACCATTGTAGGTGAATGAGCTGCTGCCGCCGGCGTTTCCGTTAGTATTAATGGCAACCTGAGTGCCATTGGCGCCCACGGTAAAATTAGAAAACACAGTGCCGGGGCGCACGCCCCGTATAATCAGACTGGCAAAGCCGCCAGCACCGCCGCCATTGCCGCCGGGGAGGCTGGTGTTGGTGCTGGCGCCGCCACCGCTGCCACCGCCACCCCAGACCTCAACTGTGCAGTAGTTGACGCCAGGCGGTACTGTAAGACTATAGGTGCCAGCAGTGCTGAAGGTCACACTTTGGCGGTATCGACCGCTTTGCCGAGCATCCTGGGGGCTCAGTACCTGAGACAACACCATGGTGGCAGAATTATTCGTGGCCGAGCCGGCGTCGATGCTGCCGCCCGTGATCCAGTATTCTGAGGTTCTGCTGCCCAGGTTGGTCCAGACCGAACCCGTGAATACCCAGGCTCGGTCACTGTCTACATAGAGCTGCCCCTGACCTGGGCTATTGGGGAAATTTAGTATGGGCATGCTAGTACTCGATGATTATAGCGCCGCGCGCACCTGCACCGCCGGCTCGACTCGTGGCCGTGGCTCCGTTTTTACCGCCGCTGCCACCGGCACCGTAGCCCTGAGCATCGATGCCCGTGCCCGTGGCGGCAGCGCCCCGCAGTTGCTGTCCCCAGCCCAATAATCGAGGCGCCGACGCTCCGGCTCCATATATGGCCAGGGTTGTGGCAGCCACACCGCCGCCATCGCCGGTCCAGCCTGCGATGTTCACGCTGCCGCCCGAGGCAGTTCCACCGGCACCACCGCCGTTGACGGTGCCGCTGTTGGCGCCGCCGCTGCCACCGTTGGCGGTGAAGGTGGTGCTGTTGTAGGTTGTGATGCTGCTACCACCGGCAGTGCCCGCGGTATTGGCCGCGCCGGTGCCACCTGTGCCCACGCTGTAGCTCATGGTGGTTACACCCGCGGCATAGGTATAGGTTCCAATGACCAGTCCGCCGCTGCCGCCGCCATTGCCAATGTGACTGACCGTGGCTGGCGTGCCGCCTCCGGCTCCGCCGGCACCAACTAGGGTTACTCGCCAGGTGGCGCCCGTGTAGCGCAATGACACAGGTACGGTCCAGGTTCCGGTGCTGCTGTAGAATTCTACAGTGTTCTGGTACTGACGGTTGCCATAGCTCACCAGATTGGTGTAGCTCGTGCTGCCGTCGCCGATCTTGAACTTTGCTGTATCTTCTTCCAGCGCAATTTCACCCTGAGCCAACACGGGATTGCTGGTGTTCCAGCTTACACTTAGGTCACGTCGTAGCTGTATTTGAATCAGAGCCATGTTGAATCCTAGTATTCAATAATGATGATGCCGCCCGTGCCGGCGCCGCCGGCGCGCGTCGTCGTCGAGCTGCCGTTGCGGCCCGCGCTACCACCGGCGCCATAGCCCTGACCAGCCAGACCATCGGCCCCAGCACCGGTGCTGGGGCCTCGACCACCCCAGCCCAGCCCCAGGGGAGCATTGCCACCGAGGCCGTCGAAGTTATTGGTGGCGGCATTGGTGCCGGCTCCGCCACCGGGCTGCCCACTAATGCTGTAGACACCGCCGCTACCCGAGCCAGCAGTACCGCCACCACTGGCCGTAGTACCTACAGCACCATTGCCACCGCCGTTGCCGGTATAGGTCACACTATTGTAGGTTGTGATGCTGCTACCACCAGCACCACCGGCACCGCTGGCTGCGCCGGCTGTGCCAGCAGCACCCACGCTGTAGGTCATGCTGTTTACACCGGAGGCATAGGTGTACACGCCCACGGTGACGCCGCCAGCACCGCCGCCGTTGCTGGTTTGGCCAGCGACCGCCGTGGTTCCGCCAGCACCTCCGCCGGCACCCAGCACTGTTACTCGCCAGCGACCGCCCGTGACTCTCAGCGACGTGGGCACGCTCCAGGTGGTATTGGTGCCCGTGGTATAGGCTTCTATGGTGCGCTGATACTGATAGCTGTTGTAGCCATAGTAGCCCAGACTGGTCCAGGCCGTGGACCCATTGCCGATCTTGAGTCGGCCAGTATCGGTTTCCACTCCGGGTTCACCCGCCAACAACGTGGGGTTGTTGCTGGTCCAGTTACTGGCCGTGTCTCGACGAACCTGCAGGGTTATGTATGCCATGTCGTTAGTACTCGATGATGATGATGCCCTGCGAACCGCTGCCGCCAGAGCGAGCCGTGGCCGTGGCCTTGTTGTTGCCGCCGGCGCCACCGCCTCCATAGCTGCCACCGGGATTGCCGGCACCTGTGGCGCCGGGTGGCGTGCCACCCACGCCAAACCCCAGCGGCGTATCTGCGCCGGCACCTCGATAGATCACACCGGCGGCCATGGTGCCACCGCTGTCACCCTTGTTGCCATTGATGTTCACGCTGCCGCCCGAGGCAGTTCCACCGGCGCCGCCGCCGTCGTTGACAATACCATTGCCGGCACCGCCGCCACCGGCCGTAAAGGTCACGCTGTTGTAGGTGGTGGTGGTGGTGGCGCCGGCGCCCGCCGACGCCGCTGCAACGAAGACCCCCATGGTGTTCTGACCAAGTGCATAGCTATAGATGCCCTGCACCACGGCGCCACTGCCGCCGCCGCAGCCAACCTGACCAGCTGTGGCACCCGTGGTGCCGCCGGCACCGCCGCCGCCCACCAGGGTTACCCGCCAGGTCATACCCAGGACCTGCAATGCAGCTGGCACGGTCCAGGAACTACTGCCGGTAGTGGTGATGCTGGTGGTGATGTTTGAAAACCGTGTAGAGCTTAGCCCGTAGTAATAGGGCAGACTGTTCCAGCCCGTGCCGTCGCGACCAATCTTGAACAGTCCTGTATCGGTTTCGTAGCCAAGTTCTCCCTCAGCCAGTTTGGAGTTGTATAAAGTCCAGTTTGCAGCAGTGTCTCGACGGAACTGTATCTGTGCCATTATCGAGCACCCCCGCAGTTGATGATGAAGGCACTAAGCACGTTGCTGGTGGCCGTGTCCCAGGCCGAACCGCCATCCAGAGTATCCAATACATGTCCGGGCGCGCTGGGCTGCAACGTGACCCACTGAGAGCTGTTGATGTCCGTGTAGTAGATGCTGGCAATACCTGTATTGGTGTCCCAGTACAGATAGCCCGAGGCCAAGGAGCCGCTCGTGGCCGAGGAGCTTACTGCCAGTTCGGCCTTGTTGGTGTTGAGGTTGATGAAGTTGGCATCAACCTCGGCATTGGTCAGAGGTGTGCCCTTGACGGTGACGCCTGTTCCGCCTGTGCTAACCCGAGTTGTAATCAGTGCCATGCCAGTTTGCTCATCAAAATACTACGTAATTTATATGAAACGAGGAGTGTGATTTCTCACACTCCTCGGAGGTCACTGCTGTACGATTAGCTGACCGTGATGGTCCAGGTGATTTGCAGGGTATCGTCGTTGCCCTTGTTCACAGCATTGAACGTGGTGCGGCACAGCATGGTACCCACCGTAGAGCCATTGAAGATGCCGGCTTCGGTAATGGCCGTGGTGTTGCTGGTGATGGTGCGCTGCGGGTTGTTGACGCCAAACACTGCAACATAGGTAACCACACCCGTGGTCTGCGTGGTGGTGGCAATCGGCGCTCGGGTATAGGCTGCGATATCGCCGGCCACGGTGACTTCAGTACCCAGGGAAGTGTCGGCGTTGGCAGCCGTGGTGCTCGAAGTGCCGATGCCCATGTGCGTCATGCAACTGGTACCGCTGGCCGTGGTGCTCACTGCGGTGACACTGGTGGCAGTACCAATCATGCGGGTAGCAATGTAGTTCTTGCCAGTCTGAACCACCAGGTTGGGGATGAAGCGGTTGTCCTTGACTTCACCGTCGGCGCCAATGACCTTGATGTCAACACTGCCCCGAAGTTTGAATGTTTCGTTGGTATCCAACATTGTCATACTCCTTGTTGTTAAACTCTGATAACTGTGACCAGTCACCTGGTCGTCATGCTCCGATTATTTATATCAGAGGCGGCTTCAACCCAGGGGTGAGGGTGGTCTGTTATTTATAGGGACAACCAGACGCGGCCCTGTATGCCCGGATCGCCCGCAAGCCCGCGATCGCCGTCTGCAGAGTTACCTGGTGTGCCGCCTGACCCCGCGGTCAGTACTGCACTGGTAACCACGGAGGAATTGGCATAGCCGCTGCCACCGCCACCATGGCCCTTTGCGAGGCTGACGTTGCTCTGACCGGCACCGCCGCCCCAGAATCCACCGCCACCGCCGCTACCGCCCCAGCTTCCGGAACTGCCCGCACCACCGCCACCGGGTGTGCCGCCGGCAGCCCCGGCATTGCCCGTGGTGCCACCCTGCAGCGCCGAGCCAGCCGTGGCCTGGTTACCGCCGCTGGCACCACCGGCGCTTTGGGTACCACCGCCACCGCCCGTGGGGCTGCCACTATAACCCGTGCCGGCCTGGCCCGCGGTGCCGCCACCGGCGCCGCCCTGCCCACCACTGGGGTCAGCCATGCCGCCGGCGCCACCGCCGGCCATGAGCATGACCGTACTCTGACTGATGCTGTTGCTGCTAAATATGCCGCTGAATCCACCGCCGCCGGAGGCCTCCCCCGCGCTGTTGCTGCCGGCCCCACCGACGACTACTGCATAGGTCACACCACCCACCAGCGTCATGGTGCCAGCACCATGACCACCGGCGCCGGCCGAACCCCCATTATTTCCGCCGCCGGCACCCCAGAGCTTGGCGTTCACCGTGATTGAGGTACTGGGCGTCAGATAGTAGGTGCCAGAACTGCTCAGGCTAAGAGCTCCAGCGCCGGCATACCAGGTATTGTTGAGGTCGCCAGTAATGACGACCGATGTTGGCGTATAGGTCAATATCAGGGTAGCCACATCCGTTGTTGCTACAGTATCAGTTAGGACAACACCAGTCACAGTAAATGTACCAAAGGCGCGGGCGACACTAACATAGTCCTCGGCAAAATAGTCCGTGGCATAGTCCCGACCCAGATTGACAAGTGTTATCAAACCACCATCGTTGGTGAACTGTGGTTCAGTAAAGGTTCTGAATATTCGTTTCAAGAACTGCGTGGAATCGGTCACTGTGATGTTGTCATTTTCCTGATCGTACCAGGAAAATCTCAGACCATCGCCAACGCCCACGCGATCTTGCGCGGGCGCATAGCTACCAATCAGAGTCAGGGTATCGGTGAGACTCTGAGCGTCGGCTGGGGTCTTGGAGTCAACTAAACCACGCAACACTGAATCCGTGGCCCAGACGCCGTCGGCGTCCTGGGGCATGGCCGTGTAACCCAGCACGGTGCCAATCTGACCTCGGGTGCGTATATAACGAAGATCGCTCAATTCCTGCCAGATGATGTCGCCCAGCTCAAGCTGGGCGCCAAACACCAGTACGCCGCTGGCACCGTCGCCAGCATAGTGATCGTCGGCGCCAAGTATGGTGCGAATTGCTACCCGATAGTTTTCAACATTGACCAGATTCAGATTGTTCAGAGCCCAGACGCTGTTGGGACTGTTCCAGAACAAACCGGCCAGTTCCTGCAGACTGGGTGCCAGATCATGCTGCACCAGCCCCGTGATGCGACACAGGTACCAGCCATTGCCAACGGCATTGATGGTGGCCGCGCAGTTATTGGTGCCCAGTACTGTGCCAGCAGCAAGGTCGAAACGACCCCAGCACTGACCATTGATTCTGAGTTCAGCGTTGCGGCCGCTGTGCTTGAGATACACGGCCAGAGCAAACCGATTGGTACCCGAGGCCACGAGGTTTGGCACCGTGTACCAGATACCATGCTGACCTGTGGTAGTATCTTCTCGCACCAGATCGGCCGCATCTGTGTTGATGACACTGGTTAGATCCGCATCCTGGTACCAGGGGCCAGGATTGTCCAGGGCAAAGACATCGGCCACTAAATTGGCATTGGTTATGGTGCTGCCCGTGGTGCTGAATCCAGTCGGAGTCGAGGTCGTGGCAGCAGCAATGACCTGTGAATTTTCTACGTTCCAGCTTGGGAAACTATCACTGTAGGGCAGATAGTTGGTGCGAATCAAGTTGGGTATCAGGGTGGCAGCGCCGCGCCGAGCCTGCAGATTCACAAAGCTATTACGAATGTCAGCCACGACCAGGCTGTCGTTGCTGGGCTTGCCAATCAGCAGGAATTTTTGATCCAGCGCAGTTATTGTATCTGATACCAGACGATTCTTTCCACCAGTGAGACTAACTACGTCCAGTGCATCCACGGCGGTGATGATATCGCCCAGGGCCTTGGTCAGACGCCAGACTCGAGTGTCCAGCCCGGTTAGACTATCCTGCGGGGCTCGACCCAGCAGCAAGTTTCGAGCATCCAGCACGGACTGAGCTTCGCTTAGACTCTTGGCTGTATTTCGGGCAGCAAGGTCCAGTGCACTGGCAGTATCGGCCACGGGTTTGGTCACCCGCGAGGTTCGGACGTCCACCAGTACCTGAGCATCTACTATGCCCTTGATGCTGTTGCGTTGCTGAACATCGTCCTGATTCAGAACATCAACCACAGGTTTGGTCAAGCGCCAGACCCGAACATCCAACAGGGATTGAACATCGGCCAGACTTCTGAAATATCCAGAGCTAGTTCTGATGCTGTCCAGCAGAACCGCAATGTCTCGTAGATTCACGCGCTGTTCAATCTGGAACCCATCGCTGATTGCGGTCTGGGTTTCAAATGCCGAGACGGTGTCATCCACACGACGTTGCGCCCCAGACAGCAATTGGGTCAGATCTAGCAGAGTCAGGGTTTCGGCGCGCAGCAGCCCTGACCGTACTTGTGTGCGGTCTAGTGCACTGGCAGTATCGGCCACGGGTTTGGTCAACTGCCAGGCTCGGACATCCACCAGTGACTGCGTGTCACGTAGAAGCTTGTTCATGCTGCGTTGCTGGTCATCCACCAGTGACTGTGTGTCACGTAGAAGCTTGTTCATGCTGCGTTGCTGGGAGTCCAAAACAGGCGTTTCATCGGCCACGGGCTTGGCAAGGCGCAGGGCCGCAAGATCGCCCTCCCCACCAGCGCTGCGAGTCAACCGTACGGCATCGTCCAATACACGGCCAGCAGTGCCCACAAAGGTAGCGGCATCAGAAATCGTCAAGTAATCAAACTCTTGATCATACCAGTCAAACACCAGGCCATCGCCCACGCCCACGAGGTCCAGGGCGTTGGTACTGTCGGCCAACAGTTTGCTGATCACAAAGAACCTAGAGTCCGAGGATGCCAGGGTGTCCAGCAACAGCGTTGCGTTTCTGCCAATTAGCTTGATTTCGTCCAGTGCATCCACGGCGGTGATGATATCACCCAAGGCCTTGGTTAGACTCCAGACTCGGCGGTCTGATTCGGTCAGTGTATCCTGCGGGGCTCGATCCAGCAGCAAGGTTTGAACATCCAGCACGGACTGGGGTTCGCTCAGAGACTTGACCGTACGGGTCGCGATACGGTCCAGGGCGCTGGGAGCATCGGCAAGATTGCCAGCCAGTAGCCAGGCTCGGACGTCCACCAGTGACTGCGTGTCACGTAGCTGTTTATCCATGTTGCGTTGCTGAACATCGTCCTGATTCAGAACATCAACCACAGGCTTGGTCAACTGCCAGACTCGAACATCCAGCATGGTCTGATCATCGTCCAGACTTCTGAAGTATCTAGAACTGGTTTTGGCATCGTCTAACTGAACGATGAGATTTTGCAAATTCACGCGTTGTTCAATCTGGAAACCATCGCTGATTGCGGTCTGGGTTTCAAATGCCGAAACAGCATCGTCAATGCGACGCTGTGCCTGAGACAGCAATTGGGTCAGGTCCAGCAGAGTCAGGACCTCGTTACGAACCAGCACAGACCGAAGTTGCACCAGATCCAGTGCATTGGCCAGCTCCGTGTTGAAATCTGGCGTTAGATTTTTAAGCACCAGAGAGCTACGGTTGTCCTGCAGCAGCAATGCGTCGACCAGTGTGCGTGCGTTCAACAACGCAGTCTGGTCCAGCGTGACCATGTTCTCGGCGCGTTGCAGATCGATCTGCAGCTGCATGCTGTCCAGCGCGCTGGCAAGCTCTGGTGTTGCTGAGTTGAGCACCAGGAAGCTGCGAGCATCTTCTGCCAGCAGCACCTCGGCCAGGATGCGCATACTCATGCGCACCAGCGTGGTTTGGTCCAGAAGACTCTGGGCATCGTTCAGGTTCTGCGCTACCAACAACTGATTGAAATCCAACAGCACAGCATCGTCCCGCGAGGCCCGCAATAGGTCTCGACTCTGGGCATCCTGTGCACTGCTGCTATCCTGCAACGCAGTACCCATCAACAGTTGATTGACGTCCAGTGGCTGCAGTGCCTCGGCGCGGAGCAGGTCCAGACTCAGAGCCTGAGCATCACTCAGCGCAGTGCTATCCTGCCGTGTTGCGCCAAACTTCAACAAACGCTCGCTGATCGTATTCAGTGAATCCTGTACATCGCGCGTTGCCAGGAAAAGATTGGCCAGAACGTCCAGAACTGCTATGCTATCTACGCGGTTCAGATATGAATAAACCGCAAAATTGTCGCTAACATCGGTTTTAGTTTCAGCGGCTGTAACGGCATCGTTAAATTGGCGCTGTACCCGAGTCAGCAGCTGAGTCAGATCCAGCAGGGTTACATCATGTGCCCTGTCCAGATTTACCGCAAACTGCGTGCTGTCCGAGAAAACAGTGGAGTCCGGACTCGGAGTTTTGTCCACAATAAACTGTCGCGCATCCAACAGTTTCACGCTGTCCTCGATGACCCGAGCACCCAGGAGTACCAGGGTCAGCTGTTCCAGCGCCGCCAGACCATCGACCGCGCTCAGTGATATCAGCAATCTCGGCGCCGAGTCCAAAATCGCTGACTGTTCCTGCAGCAGCTGCTTCACGCTCTTGGCCAATGTATCTGCGATGTCGGCAGCATCGCTGAACGCAGCCCCAATCTGCAACTGTTGGCGATCGTCGCCGAATATTTGATCGACTCGTGGAAGAACCAGACTCAGCGCGCTGGCATCGGTAAGCAGTACTGGCTGGCTTTGTTGTAGCTGGATCTGTAGATTGAGCGTGCTGAGTAGATCCAGAGCATGTTGGAAGTTTCGTTTCGCCAAAAACAGCTTGACAAAAACATCCAAAACTGCTACACTATCTACACGGTTCAGGTATGACTGAACCGCAAAGTCGTCGCCGATATCGGTTGCAGTTTCAAACGCAGAAACTGAATCTGCAAAACTGCGACGAGCATCAAAGACTCTGATCAGGACATCATCCTGGGCAATGTCGTCGGCAAAGTTAAAATTGCGAAACAGGCGAAGTTTATCCTGTACATTTACATCCAGAGCGGCGTTGGTGCGTTCCAGATACCAGTTTTGTGCCGACGCCAGCTGCGTTGAGTCTGCCAGACTGTTACCGATGTCAAATCGAGCACGGCTAAGCAACTTCAGAGCATGTTGTCGCGCCAGTCCTAGTTGCAGACTGCGCTTATCCACGATCTGAGCATCGTGTGACAGTTTGAGCAACCGCGCCTGAGCTATCAGAATCTCGTCCAGCACGTACTGCTGTTCGCTGCGCAGCAGCGCTACAATCTGTTGCAGTGCGTCGTCAGGCTGAACATTGTGTTGTTTGTCCAGGGCAACATCCAGCGCCAGAGCATCAACCGATTGCAGTTGTTCGTTGTACTGGGCGCCAAACAATAGGTTGCTCTGGTCCAGTTGTTGAACCAACTCTTTGAAGATTCGCTGAGCCTGGAACTCCTGCACGATGTCGTCCAGAATGTCCTGCTGCTCCTGTCGATTGTACTGATACTGAATCTGGAAACCATCGCTGATTTGCGTAATGGTTTCCTCGACCGCCACGGGGTCCTGGAAAACTCGGAACACAGACAGGGTGCGCAGAAATTTGTCAGCGAGGTCTATGGCATGGTTTCGATTCAGTGTGGTTGCGAGCGTGCTAAAGTCTGAAGGTTGCTCCGTGGAATCGGCAAATGCTCGGCTATAACCAGCACTGGGCACAAACTCGTCCTGCATGAGTAACAGGCTTTGCCGCAGCATGGACAGATCACGGGTCAGAACGTCTGCTACTGATTGCGCATCACCCAGGGTTTTGCCCGAGACACGAGTGTCGGCGTCCAGCATGAACAGGTCATGTGACAGAGGTTTGCTGACACCCAGACTAGCACGCTCAACCAGTAATTGGTCGTCGGCAATGAGTTTGTTAACATCGCGTTGGAGCAGATCCACTAGTAATTGATTGTCGGCAATGGCCTTGCCCAAATCCCGTGTGGTAACATCAGCCAACAGTTGTTGGTCGCTGGTGGATTTGTCCACCAGTCGGGCACTGGCATCCACTGCTGCCAGCTCCGATGCCGCGACTTTGTCGAGTATCCAGAACTTAACCTCGGCTGTGTTCAGTACCTGGGCTATGGTTTGCCCCAGCTGCAACGTCGCAAAGTCCAGCAGGGACTGTTGTTCGGCCTTGGCCAGTCGCGCATACAGAGAAACTAGGTCAAATTCCTGGACATCGTCGGCGCGAGGCAGTTCCAAGTACAGAGATTTGCCATCCAGCGTCAATACTTCATGGTTCAATGACCGTGAAGCATAAACCATTCGGCTAAACTCATCTGAGGTAGCGAACTCATCGAAGCGATAGAATTGTTTGTAGATACGGAAACCATCGCTGATTTCGGTTTCCAATTCTCGCATGGACACTAGATCGCTGAGCTCGCGTCGATAGTTGCTGCGTGTAAGCAGCACATCCTGCGTGGCTGACTGATCCTTCAGTCCCAGTGTCGCCCCACGCGCAGAGACATCGGTTGAGATAACAACATCACGCCGCACGGTCTGCATGAATTGCGCCAGGGCTTCAGATATGGGCGCAGCATCGGAATAACGGGTTTGTATGCCTAGCTGATTGATATCTCCGATCTGTGTTTGATCCGGAATAAATCGACCCAACGCAGTTCTGGTTAAATCACTGAGTCTGGTGATATCCTGTCTGACCAGGTCAATCGTGAGTGCAAGTCTATCCAGTACTGGATTGATGTCTCGCTGCCGTTGTTGCAGCTGCAGCGCCAACGCGTCCTGCAGCTCAGTAGCACTGGCTCGACTCAACACAACGCCCAACCTGAGCCGTAGATCTTCCATCAACACGGTATCGTCGATCAATCGATAGACAGTACCAATAATAATGACGTTGATGGCATCGGCGATGACAGTGCTGTCCAGCAGTGCACGCCCCCGAAACAATGCAATAACATCGGCCAGAGCCACAACATCGGACTGATTCCGGCCCAGCAACAACGTGATGAGATCGTCTATGAGCTGCAGGCTGCGCAGATCTCGACTTCCCTGCGGCAGCGGAGCATAGGTCACCCGCCGAATAAATTCGGGCGTGACCTGCGCAGATTTGGTGATGGAGACAGAACTCAGTACCTGAGCCGCAAAGGCCAAGCCAGTGCGTTGCTGCGCGACCTTGACGACCAGCGCCGAGCCAGTAGTTGTAGCGGCACGGATCAGCGCCGAGGTGGAGCCTGTGATCTTGAAGATCGACATGGTCCTACCGGGTGACGCGAGGTGTAACTGTTATGATTCCTTCGACTGCACGAGTGCGTGTACCCGTGCTGGTTTGTTCGAGTAGAACGTCATAGAGGTAACGGCCGTAGCGAAGCGCAGCAGTGCTGCTATCGCTCAGAGTCAACACCAATTCGCCATTGGTCGGCACTGGAATCGTGACCGTCAACGTGGCGCTGGCACTTACGCTGTCATAGCTGCGCCGCATCTGACTGTATGCGGCGTAGCCCTGCAGATTCAGTGCTTCAGTAGCCGAGGCAAAAAGTTTGATGCTGGCAGTGAAATCAGTTCCCTGTTCCATCACCAGATTTTGTTGAATGGCCATTATTTTTCCAGCAGACGAGTCAGAAGGGCTTTGATGTCCTGAAGATCGGACTCGAAGTTATTTATACGATTTTCAAGCCGTGTTATTCGCTCCTGCTGTTCACGACGGGCATTGCGCGTGGCTATGTAACGTGTATAGGCCTCGTCATCAACGTCGATGATGGCGTTGCTGCTCCCATCCCGAACCAGGTTAGAGTGATCCTGTACCGGAATGAGAGCTCGCTCAAGCATGTGCAATGACTCGCAGATTACGGAACCTGGGCACCCGAGCCGCGTTGCTGCTGCGCATCACGATCTTGACCTGGAAGGCCGTAAAGGGATTCAGATCGCGCGGTGTACCCGTGCTGTCAAAGTTACTGATATTGAATTCTACGTCGGTGAACTCATTGCGATTTTCACTCTTAACAATGGTGGCATAGCTGCTCAGCGGATTGCTCTGCAAGGGTGCCACAAAGCGTTGCCATATGGTATCAGTAAGATCTGTACCAGCAGCGCCAGTTCGATAGAACACATCGAAGTCCGCGGAGCTGGGACAGTTAACCTCCACAATCATCTTGAGCTGAGCCGCGGGGTTCTGCAGATCCACTTGTTTGGTGATGTACTTGCTCTCACCCGAAGCAGCATCGTCCGTGGTCTCTTCGATAAAATCTTCAAGCTGCCAGATGTAAATTGCATCGCCACCGGCCGTCGAAGTAAGGTTACCGCTAACCGTAATGGTCTGACCATCGGGTGTCACACTCAGCACCAAAAGGCCCGTGGTCATGTAATTGTTGGCAGAAACTGTGCTGCCACTGACCATGAGATACTTGCCCGGAGTAACATTGCTGAACAACCCCAGTGTGTTGGTGTTGATGGTTTCCAAGGAGCCATCGAACCAAATCGTGGTGTTGCTGGTGGCAATGTTGCTCATTAAAATTAAGTTGCTGACGCTACCAATGCTGGGCAAAGGAGTAGGATAACGAGAACTATAGCCTGGATTGGTGATGCGATGCTGTATGAGATCCAGATTAAAGGTACTCATGTCCACGGCCGGGCTAACATGGTCCGTAGTAGTCTTGAGGTTCAGAATACCAATAAAACTATCGGTCCAGATACTACCGGTTCCGCCGGCGGTGATGTTCACACTGGTATCTACTCGGTCGTACTCGTTGACGTCAGTAAGTATAATGGAACTGCTGTCCAACAGGGTATCGGCATTGATGTTCAGGTCCAGGGTGGTCCAGGTATAAGGATAGGCTGGAGCGCTGGCATCAGTGTCATAGGTGAATCCTTTCAACATCTTGCCCTGCATGGTCAGTGTGGTGGGTTTACTCATCAACACCGTGGCACGGGGCTTGGCAACGTGATACAGGACGTTGCTTTGAGCAACAAGGTCATCACCACCGCCCGTGATGTTGGTGACACCGGTTACAGCATTGGCCCCCAGGTTAGCAACCGTAGTAGTGGTAATGGTATAGGTGTCCATGGTGACATCACTGACCGTGAGTCGGGGGTCCGTGGGCAAGGGCTGGAAGCTAGTGACGTTACTGCTCACATAACTACCAAAGATTTCGCTCACGGGGATGCCGTTGATGGTCACGGCCTGGTTGGCAGCATACTGAGCGTTCCAATAGGCACTATACAGCCTGGTGACATCGCCCACGCTCATGCCGTGATTGCGCTGGCCAACCCGAATCTTGTTGCTGCCATGCACAAAGGTCAGGGGATTGCTGGGCAGCTGAGCGTTCTCAATGTTGTGATTCACAACATGCACTCGCGCGCCCGCGTTCGCAGTGTTGAACACGGCTCGGTTGACGCGGAACTTAATGTCGCTGAGTTGGTCCTCGGTCCAAAGTGTACCATCCTGAGACTTGAACAAGCTGCCCAGCGTGGCCTGAGTACTGTAGCTGCTGGTGGGCGTATTGACATCGAGCTGACCCAGGGTGGCAATCCATACTCGATAGTTCTTGGTGTCGCTCTTGAGCACGAAGGCATAGTTCTTTTCGGGCAACAGGTACAGGGGGTTCTTAAAGGTAAACTTCGTGGCCGCCTGACCTCGAGTAGCATCGATGGTGACATCGTTGGGATACTTGATGACCTCGCTGCCCGGCAGAATCTCCGTGGCGCTGGGCCGGCCCGTGCTGTCGCAGGTTCGAACCTCCATCATGACCGGAGCCTGTTCTGCCACGGGTTTGTTCTGGAAGTAGACATCGATGTCGGTGATAAAGGCCCCGTTTCCATACTGCGTGGGCAGCTTGAAGCTCTGCGCGATGGGGTCATAGGGTCGAGCCACAAACACCTTGGTACTGATGAAATTCTTGGTGATGGTGACATCGAAACCTTCGCAAAAATACGTGGCTTCGCTGCGACTGGTCCAGAGGTCCGGATCGTTGCTGGGGTGGTCTGTAATTACAACAGGACGTCGGCCACTTAGGAACTTGACATCGTCAGTATCGGGTAGATCAAATAGCGCCACTACGGTGCCCTGTGCGTCGCTGAACAACTCGCCGGCTGTGTTGCTGGTGCAGGCGCTGGCCACGGTCACAGGATTACTGGGCACATACTTGGGATCTACACTATCCACGCTGACGTAGAAAGTACCACCATAGGTATAACTTTGACTGGCTTGAGCACGCAGGAACGACGGACTAAGTTTACCTCGGCAGTTCACCAGATACAGCGTGGTGCCGTCCTGATGTGCGGCCACGGCAGTGCCTACCAGGCTACGACCCTCGTAATACCATACGCTGGGACCAGCGCCCAGAGCCTGTTTGTAGGAGTCGCGAGTGGCGGCGCTGGGTAGTGTGGTTTCCCTCGAAGCCGGCGACCAGGTACGGCGGAACCAACCAAATTCATAGCGCCAGGCCCAACGACGCCGGCGACGACGTCGCCGCACCAAAATGGCTCGGACTACTTCCTGCACATCCAGGGTCTGATACGCGCTACGACGACGCGGCACCTCATTTTTGACTGCGGCGCGAACACCGTCAAAGTCCAGTATGGGCATGCTGTCAAAGGTAAACTTCATGGCACCAGTGACATAATTGGCAGCGTTGATATCGTCAAAGAACACATAGTGACGACCATTGGCCTTGAGCCCCTTGGCCACCATGAGTATAGTATTGGCGCGACAGAACGGAATCAGTTCTGCGGTGCGGTCGGTCCCCACAAGCCGCTGACCTTCTACTACAGCGATGCGATACGGTCGCCAGTTACCCGTGGCTCTGTAGGCGGCAACGGCTTCGGCTATGGTATTGTTAGTTTCGCTGCCAATGACCTGGTTTACCGTGGTGATGTTTTCGTAGATGTCCTGGTCGGGCACAATCTTCATGCGACCCAGGAAGGTGGCAGTCAAGAAAGGCGCCACGCTGATGCTGGTGGTAGCCAGGCTCTGTTCCAGCAGCACGCTGGTGGTGTAGTTCAGGGTCAGCAAATCGCCAGTGATGGCATAGTTTTCGTTGAGTCGAGCCAGGCGCACGGGATTGAATTCCGAAGCTGTGGTCACGGCGTCCAGGTAGTTGATCTTTTCCACCAGGGGCAAACTAAAGTATTCCACGTACGGCAATATGGTGCGAGTACGATCATCCAGGCTGAAACGACCATCGTTGGTGTGGTCGGCGTTGCTGGCATCACTGAAGTTGTCCACAAAGAAGCCGGTCTTGTAGCGCTCCAGGGTACTGTCCAGATTGTCTCGAATCTGCAGCGCACTGGTCTTGGTTTCCAGCAGACTCAGGGCCGTGGCTTCTTCCAGGTTCACCACTCGACGTTCAATGCCGCCGATATCACGCATGGTGTAGCGACGATTGTCTATACTCTTGACCGCGACGTCTGGATATTCAGCCGAATTGGTATAGGGCTTGAGGGTGATGGTGTTGAGATGTATGCTGTTGTTGTTGGCTGTGGCCAAGGGCTCCACGGGATTTAGATCGCTGGCACCGGCCACGCTGTAGAATTCGCCGGTGCGGTCCAGGAAGATTTTTTCTTTGCGGCCCAGATAGAAGCTGATGTCAGCCACGAAGTTAGTGCCAAACCGTGGCGGCGCAGCAGTCTGCAACAAACCAGTGCTGCTGTTGACGCTGGTGCGGAAGTCCAGAACATTGCCCAGATTCACAACACCATTGTAGACCGGAATCAATTCTGCTGGTACGTTGACAGGATTGTAGCTGTTACGAGCAAAGAAGTCTCCGGCACCATGTTCAAAGTAGTCGTAGAACACCTTGATGCTGCCCTGCGGTGTGCTGATTCCAGGGCGAAGGGTAAGCCGGCCTAGATCGTAATAGGTGTCGCGCTGACCCGGATCCAACGTGTACTGGTTAGTGATGTCTCGAGCTGTGGTCTGCACGCTCGTGGTCCAGGCGGCCACGATGCTTGTGGCCTGCAGGATCTTGGCCACACGGTAAATGTCGGTGCGGCTCAGCACCAGCTCGCGCTGCGCCACCACGCTGGTGGTCAGGAATTCATCACTCACGCCCAGAGTCAGCGTCTTGCTGCGAACCCGACCCAGTACCGTACCCGAGGCCGCGGCTCGCACCACGGGGTAGATGACTCGCACCGAGGCGCTGCTAAACGTACTGTTGACCGACAGCGTGACGTTGAGGCCTGCTACGTTGACACTGTTGACTGTGATGGGACCACTCAGGGTAGAAACGCTATCCTGTGCCACGAAGAATGCATTGGGGTCCGAGCTGGCCAGCTGTTCGGCCGCGGCATTACCACTGGCCGCGGCCAGAGTTACTGTAACGCCACTGGTACCAATGGTAACAGCAACCTGCTGTGTCTTGTACACCGTGTATATGTTATCAACAATGCTGCTAACTGGCGAACTAGCCACGGGGAACAGCAGGGTGTTGTAACGACTGTCAACAACGGAATTGCTGACGCTGAACGCCGGATACTGCGTGGTGCTGCCTGAGACCGCGCTGTCCAGACATACACCATAGGCCACACTGTTGCTGCTGATCTTGGTGATGAAGATCCGATTGTTGTTGATGTCCACGAAGTCGTTAATGACGGTTTCACTTAACAATCTGGCATCGTTGGTGCCCTGAATGCGAATTGCACCATGCGCCTGCACCAACGTGGTGCCGCCCGTGTAGTCCTGGATCTGGAACAGACCAGTGAGTTTGCGAGCATTGATGCCTAGCTGATAGTTTTCCCAGACGTCACCGACAAAGCTAGCGTTGCGACCCGAATAGTAGGCACCGTGGCTGGTGTTGGCAATCTGCCGGCCCAGCACGCTGCTTACCAGCATGCGGGTTTCGCTGATGATGCTAACAACTGTACCCAATGACGTGTTGGTGCTACCAATGAACATGGTGTCGCCCACTCGATATTCACTCTGGAATCGAGTGGCAAGCCCTGTGCCCGCACCCAAAACAACCTGGGTAGCAGCACGAATAAAAATCGAAGTCGTGGCAGCCGCGGCCAAGGTAATGGGCGGCCCAGTGAGCGTCAGCGAAGTGTTACCGCCCACGCTGACCACTGTCCAGCTACAGGTCGTGGCATGGCTACTGTTACCAAAGGTCACACTGTCGCCCACACTGATTTCACTCAGATAGGCCGTAAGCTGGCCGGTCACGGCCATGGTTGTGGCCCCCTGGCTGGTACTGAACATCAGACCAGAAATCTGCAGGTAGCTGCTGGTGCTGCCGCCGGCATACTTGACGTTGCCGGTCAGCGTAAAACTTGTCACGGTGGTACCAGTAACACTGTCGTAGACCACCAGGGAGTTGGCATCGCGGTCCAGGCTCTTGCCGGCCTTCATTTGAATATCGCTTAAGCCAACACGCACGCCGCCACGCCCATCGGACTCTACCCAGTTAGTTCGAGCTGTACCCACGTGCTGGCCAAACCCAAATCGGTTACCGCTGCGTGCAGCCGAGGTTCGGTCAAACAAATTAACCGTGGGCCCGCTGCTGACATCGATAACACCACTCATGTAGCGTTTGTCCAACCAGACGTAGTTGCCTACTGGTGTATAGATCGTGGTGTTGTTGAGACTGCGAGTGTTTCGCGCCTTGGGTATGGTGATGTTGCTGTTGGTGAGTTTATCAACTTCATAGCCCTGAACATAGGCCTTGCCCAGTCCATACACGGCCACGAGGTTGCTGCTGTCGCCAGCCTGGCTTAGTCCTCGATTGCTTAGCACATTGGTGGTATAGCGCCAACGCACAGTTCCGTCAGTGATTACCACGGTTTCGTCGGCAGTGGTGTCGCTGAACTGAGTGGGCTCGTTACTGGTGCTGGTACCGCTCTGCAGACACTCAAAATAACGTCCTGCCGTACCCTGCACATAGTCACCTACCTGATAGGCGTTGGTGGCACTCCAGGCGCCTCGATTGTTGTTGCGGGCCTCGCGCAGCTCAAACTTAAAGTTGTCTACAACATAGTTGCCGCTTTCGTCAAAGGTGCGGCGTGCCAGGGTTTCTTCCAGAATGTTGTACTGACTGGCATTGACTAAGTTCTGCAGAACACCGTCCTGCACTCGCATCAATTCAAAAAAGTTTTCAGGTGTGTCATTTAGGCCAATCTGAATAAAATTGGCATCGATGCTGTAGCGATGCGCGCCCGGTGCTGCTGCATTGGGTGTTCCGGCAGCGTTATCATAGAGTGAAACATCGTCATCGGCCGTGATGATGCTCTCAGTAAACTGCAGGCCCAGCCGAGCATTGATGTCCGTGAGTTCGTCGGCATACTTCTTGACCACAGCAACCTGACTGTCAACACTAACAAAATAACCATTGTAGTAGTAAACACCGGCCTGCACGGCTGCGGCCACGCTGCGACCATTGATGTCGTTACCAGTGCTTACCGTGAGGGTTTTGAGCGGATTTTCCAGAACATACACGGTGCTGCTGGCATCAAACACCTGCAGATCGCTGACGCCAGCCACGTCCTGATTGCTCTGTGTGTAGAGCAGCACCAGCGTCGTGGGGTCGGTGTTGGTGGCGGCCAAGGCAGCAATGACCAGGGCCCGCACACCGGTGCCGTTGCTATTTTCGGTCAGTGTTTTGTCCACCAACCAGTCCAGGGTTTCGCTGCCCAGGTTGGTGCTGGTGATCTTGAGATACTGCAGCTTGTCATTGTAGTTGACCTGGCCCGGTATGACCATGCTGCCATTCTTGAAAACGTGGTCACCAAACTTGGTGATCTGATTCTGCAGTATGCTCTGCAGTTGATTGACTTCCCGAGTCTGTACTGCCACACCGGGTCGGAACAGCACACGATAGAACTTTTTCTGTTCGTCGAAGTCGTCGAAATACGGGGCCTGATTAAAATTCATGGAAGAGCCTTGCCGCTTAGAAATTGATGACGATATTTATCTTCTCGTTCTGACCCGAGCTGCGTGTCACGGGCTGACGATAATCCAGATACAGCATTTGACCAGTATAGGGGTGAATCTCTGGCAGGGTGGCCGTGATGCCATTGCCAGTAACGTTCTGGCTGTAACCCGTGGCTGTGATGTTTTCGCTGCTAACAAAGGCCTTGAGCTGTCGAGTACCTGCTATATCGATGCGGGTATCGCCGATGTTGGCGGGCGCGTCGCTGTTAACAGGCTGAATGTATTCCAGCCGTGTGGTGCCACTGCTCTGGAATACAAACAGGCCGCTGGCACCGCTGCTGCCGCCGGTAATGGTGAGATCGTTGGCTGGTGCTGTCGTGGCACTGCTGGTCATGGTCAGGGTACGCATAATTCTGCCCGAGGCGGCCGAATACACAGTGCCCAGATTGCTGGTGACATAGTAGCCCACGCTGCTGTTATAGGTCAGGGGATTGCGCACAATGGCCACGGTGCGGAAGTCCTGGTTTACTGGAAAGTCATTTTGCTCGTAACCCGTGACTGTGCCAGCCAGCATGATGTTATGAGCATAGGTCTCAAACATCAGGTTACTACCATGACCACCCGAGGGAGCGATAATGGCCGTGGCATTGGCTGTGGTGGGAGTGCCACCACCGCTGAACACAACCTTGGCCCAGGTGTAGCCGCTGCCGGCATTGGTAACAGTGACGCGGCTAACCTTGTTGGCACTGGTCGTGGCCGTGACCGTGGCGCCCGTACCGTCGCCATAGATCGTAATCTGTGGGACGCCAGTATAGCTCGCACCGCCATCTTCAACTACCACAACGTCGATGCCGTTGACATTGCTGACACTAGTGTTAGAATTTACTGGTATGTAGTTGGCAGTGACAAAGTCCGCATCGCTGGCTGAAATTGTGTACAGATACTTCCAGATATAACCATCGGCTGTGGTCTGCGGCGCCGACCCCGTGGTGCTGGGCAACACGGTGCTGACCACGCCCGTGGTGTTGCTGGCATCTCGACCATTGAACAGACACTTGTAGACTGAACCATTGCTGGTGTTGTAGACAATGAAGTTGCTGTCACTGAGATCGCTACGACCAAAATCTGTAGTACGGCTTCCACCAATGTCGTGCCGATACATGTCGTATTTGATACCACTCTGCCAGTTGTTGCGTCGTATGGCCAGTTTGACGTTGCTGAAGTTGAGCTTCACGCCTGCCATGGCATCGCGCCACATGGCATATTCATTTAACCAATTGTCGGTCGGGTTGGGCGGGTTGTTGTCTGTAACTGTGCCGCTGGCCTGTGCTGAGAAGTTTGTGCTCAGAGCATTGTCCCAGCTCTGTGGCCGACCCAGAATCAGATAGATGTTGTCGGTGAGAAACGTACTGGCAAACCCGCTGGCTGCGCTAACACGAAATTTACTGGATACAATGGCCATGACGTTTTGTTCCTGATTGTTTGGTTATTTATCACGCACCAATGGTGGTTACGTTGAAAAAGTCTGTATCGCGAATATTTAGCCTGCCAGTCCCGCTGCTTACAGCTAGCCCAAAATTGATTACGGCTGAGCTGCTCTGCAGTCGCCAGACGTCCACACCGAAGTTATCTATGGCATATAGGTCGTTGTTCAGTGCCGTGGAGCCAGGAAGATTTTGTCGAATCTGCACAGTCACGCTGGTGCTGGTCGAGGCTGAGTTGTAGACTGTAACACTGGTGTTGACCCATTGGTCTCGGGTATAGACTTTGAAAAACACCGTGGCAGTGCTGGTGTTGTTTACTGGCGTTGGCGAAACCAGAATTTCGTTGTTGCTGATGATGCTGGTAATCGTGTAGGCCGTGCTGGCTGTGCTGCTACCACCAAAACTCAACCGATCGCCAACTACAGTATCGGTACCAAACAGTGTACCAGAACCTGTAACTCTGGAATCACCGGCTGTGGTCTGTACCGTGCCAGTAAGAATACGACAGCCTGGACTCCAAAAATTGCTGGGGTTCCAGATTGTGGTAGATGTAGTCCAGCTACTGCCGCCATCGAAACTATGCTCTAATATAAGGGTTTCGTTAGCGTCCGGTACGTCGCCCTGATTGCCCTGAGCACTGTCACCAACAATGTAGCGAAGATTCACAGTCACGGTGTTGGCGCTGCCGAAGGTTCGGCTGCGAACAAATCGGCTACTGTTGGTGTCGGCATTGAACACAACGGCACCGCTGCTGAACGTGTACTGTGTGCCCGTGACGCTGGTGCTGAATCCATAGGTGGCTGAGCTGCTGACATAGATGCCCTGACCCGTGGTTATGAGCCCCGTGGCGCTGAAAATCCCAGCGAAACTGGTGCTGGAAAGATTGACGTTTTCAAAAAGTTCGGTTATACTGGTATTGAGCTGCAGATCCTGATCTACCTCGAACCAAATAGCCACACGGTCGTAGGTAACACCACGCTCCCAATTATAGGGCTTGAACAGAATTTGCCCCGTGCTGGTGGTGAAGTTCCAGCTGCTAAAGCTCGACCCTGAGGTCAGACTGCTGTTGATGCTCTGTATGCTGTTGCTGCTGTGATAGTATACCAGATTGTTGTATTCCAGACTACGCCCCAGAGCAATACGTTTGTAGCGATTCTGATAGTCTTCGTCAAAGTAGGGCACAACAGATGCAGTGCTGCTAAAGGTCAGTACCACGGTGTTGTTGCTTTCGCCCGCCGGACTGTTACCCTGCGCATTTTTCATCCAGGTTATGAGCAGTATCATGCCCGTGGTGCCCCGACTCAGCGTGTTGGAACTAAAGCTCAGCAACGCCGTATTGGCCGTGGCTATACTGCTGACCAGCACCAACCTGGTATTGACCGTGCTGGTGTTGACACTCAACGGCCAGTTAATGACCTGAGTGTCTAGATCCACAGTACTTAGATCTTTGTCAAAGGTTGCGCCGTCGGTACGAACCATTTCAGTAACAAACCCAAAATTATCCTGAGTACGCATCAGAGCCCAGGTGATATTTTCGCCCGGATAATCATAGTCTTGGTCATAGACTATGTTGCCTATGCTGGAGTAGGCTACCGTAGTGAATCCCGTGCTTGTGGCCACCAGAGTATTGCTGGTGCCCGTGTATAGATCTCCAACTCGGTCGAATCCAAACTTTCGCAGATCGAGAAAGGTCTTGATGACTGGAATTCGCACCGAGGTTTCATTTTGGAAACTGCGAACGAAATTTGAGGTACTGGCACTGCTAACCATGTCCTGACTGTAGACTTCATTGAACAGCACCGTGCCCGCAGGGTGTATCATCTTCAGCACGCTGTCGGCCCAGCCGGCGCGATCCTCGCGAGTGCGAATCACATAGCTGAATTGCTGAAAGTACAGGCTGTCCTGCAGTACCTGGTCCAAGCTGAGCTGACTACGTGTGTTACGATATAGCCCAGTCTCAGTAACCAAGGGGCCGGCTGCAGTGAGTCCAAAGGTAATGTTGGCAGTAGTTGTGGCCGAATCATCCCAGGCTGGATAATAGGTGCCAGTGATGGTTTCTCCGCTGACGAAGCTACCCTGCACCGAGCCCGGGCTCATCACCAACTCGTAGAGCCGTTGATTGCTTAGCCCTGCGATTTCCGATACGCTGTCCACCACGGCCGTGGCCTGGCTACTGTTGCCGGAAATCTGAGTATGCAGCCAAAGTTCTGGGCTGCGATCTGCGGCGCCACGGTTGACTCTGAGGCTGCGCCCTACATACCAGTCACCGGCACTGGTGCGGAACATGCGATCTCGGGGATAGAGTACCTCGATGTCGTCGGCGAAAAAACTACGGAAAAAGAATTTGAAACTATCTTCGCTGCCTTTGCGCTGATAGAATTCTCTGAAGAATTTCACCAGCATGGTGCTGTCCAGTGCGCTGCTGTTGGGCAGTTCGGGGACATAGGTGTTGAGGAATCGTTCCACTAGGTTACTGGCCGTGGTGTCGATGTCACGCTGCAGCTGCAGTTGCTGCAGCGTGGTCTGCACACTGTTGCTGCTGGTTTCCAGAAACTCAAAATACTTGGTGACAAAAATCACAAACAGCGGATAGAACTGCTGCACGTAGTCGGGTATCTGCTCGCCCAGCAGCGTAGTCAGTTGTTGATTTTGATAGTCAGTGTTCATCAACTGTTCACCGCTTCAATGTCAATGACAATGCCGGCTCGGCGACCGCTGATACCCTCGGCTGTATTGCTGTCCTGCCTGAGAATTTCGTTGAAGTCCGGGAAGATGTCGCCCACGCTTTCCTGCACACCAAAGTAAAAATACACGGCCTGTGTGGTGCCTATGTAGCCCGACAATGACAGCTGCGCCGTGGAGTTGAACTGTAACAGTCCAGTACCATAGTCCACGGTGCCGACATTGTCTTCGACCAGCTCGCCCGTGTTGATGTCATAGGTTTTCAACGTGCCCGTGCCCTCGTAGTCCGGCGGTGATTCATCGGGCACGTCCCGAACCTGACCCGTGTACACGGTGCCGTCAACGTCGAAATAAAAGTAGCTGGTGCGTACTTCGTTGGGATGTATTTTACTGGGAACCTTGAGCTGGCCGCCAGTAAATCTTACTCCCACGGGCACGGCTATGGACTTGACCAGGTCAAACAGCACGTTGACGCTGACTATGGCGTCGTCCACGTCCATGAGCTGTTCTTCGAGCTGGCTGCGATAGAACGGAGCATTGAACTGCTCCAGATTGTTGTCGATGAATTCTGTGATTTTATCATTGATGAGTTGACTGATCTGACCGCTGCTGCGATTGGTGCGCGTGGTGTTGTAGCGGACGTGAATTCGGAACTGCAGATCTGTATAGACTGGGTCCACGAATTCATGCTGGGCAGTAACCATGCTGCGAGGACGCAGAATTTCATCGATGACCCGAGTCTTTTCGGCATCGGTCAGAACATAGCCCGTGTTGGGCGCCACGCTGATGAAGATTTTGCCGTACTGAGGCGGATCGTTGAGTTCGCCACCCCAGACGTTCACACTCTTGGCGCCCGGCAGGTTGGTGCTGATGATGCTGGCATAGTCGTTCTTGGTCACGGCGCGATTCTGCGCAGCATAGGTGTTGATGCTACGGAAACGTATGCTTTCGATGTCTTCGGCAGCAGCACCGCCACTGGGGTTGCTCACCGTGGTGATGCTACGACCACCGGAACTTTCACCGGCTATGCTGTTGGTGCTCCAGGTCACGTTGATGTTGTTGCTGACATTGGCGTTTTCGCCATCGCTGATCAGATAGCTGACCTTGACTACATCGCCAGCACTGAGCTTCTGCCCCAGTACATCATCACCGAAATAGATTTCGTACAGACCCTGGGTATTTTGCTGCAGGTAATAGACCTGGCTAGTGGCTGTGACGTTCATGACGTTGTCGCTGCGCACAAAGGTATCGCTGAAACTTCCGGTACCGCCATACTGTACACTCACTGCCAGCGTCAGGGTGTCCAGGCTGTCGTTGGGTATAACATACTTTTCCGCGGGCCCTGGTGTGGTCACGCTGTAGAAGTAGTCCAGTTTACGTCCCTGGTACAGCTCCACGCCCTGAAACGTGTACACGCCGCTCACTGGTGTAGTAGTGTAGCTGTCCACGTTGTAAAAGGTATAGGCCGTACCGTCGATGTTGGTGGTAAAGGGCGTGTAGCGTTCCAGTGTGACAAAGTTGGGTGATCCCGAGACGCCCTGCAGGGCAATGTTTACGCTGCTGCGAGCACTGCGAGCGCTGCGGGGCGTGTAGTTCAGCAACTTGGCCAGACTCACCACACTGCTGCGTTTGATGGCGGTGTCCAGGAACATTTCATTGGCCACCATGTTGGCCAGTACGGCATTGTAGTGTGTATTGTAGGCCAAGAGGTCCACAAGCACACTGAGATTACTGGCATCAAAATCATAGTCCGTGAACTGACTCTGGCTGCGCAGGAAGTTACGTAGGTTGTCCTTGATTTGTTCAAAATCAAGTTCCGTGACTCTGATGTTGCTGGCCATTATCGTATCCGGGTAAAGGTTGTGGTAAAGGTAGTGGGAATTACGGTGTTGCGAATTCGATAATCGATCTGTATGTAGACATCGTTGCTGTCAGCGCCCGCCGTGACCTGAACATCCAGTAGCTCCACGCGGGGCTCGTGCTTGACAATAGCATCGCGTATGACTCGTTCTGCCACGGCCGTGGTCAGTATGTCCAGTTGATCGAACAGCAGATTATGGATCTGACAGCCCAGGCCAGGCTGAAATGGGCGTTCATAGTGGCGCGTATGTATGAGGTTACGTAGCGCACTCCGCACCGCGTTGTCATCGGTTTTTGTGGCCACGTCGCGTGTACGGGGATTGCGAGTAAACGCCGCGTCCAGGTCCGTGAAGGTTCGAGTATTTCGCGCCATGGAGTTATTTATCTCAGTATGCGTCCCGATTTATGCTGGCAAAGGTGTTTACCAACACGGTGCCGCTGCTCAGGGCCTCGATTTCATGCCATTCATTGGCCACGAGCAACAGAGGCTGCGTGTCCACGGTCAGTGTACGTTCACGCCCTTCTTTGCGAACTACCACGGCGCCGGCGTAGCAGGCCGTGGTGTGTGCAAACCCATGCTCGTGACGGGGCAGCCCCTCACCAGGCTCAAGCTGATAGACCTGTGAGGTTGCGCCGGCAAAACTCCAGACATTGCTGGGTAGTTTACTAGTAACCATGAAACGTTTTCCAGTTCAATCGCAGCCTGCCGTTATTTATCCACCTATGTAGACATTGTTGCTGCCCTGAGCAATTACACTACCGCAGGCTATGCTATCACCAAGACGGGCCGCGGCCAGCCCATTGATAAACACACTGTTGCTACCACGCGCCACGGTGCTAGGATGACACTCGCCATCACAGCAGTGTATGCCCCAGGTATCGTTGATGCGATGCGCGGCGATGCCGTTGACAAATACATTGTTGCTGGCTGCAACTCCGGCCCGCGGTGGGTAACAGCCATGCCCCGTACAAATATCTCCCAGTCTTGCTGACGCTGCCATGTGTTATTCTCCAGAAAGACCCAAAATCTGACTCTCGGGAACTGATACAAGCGGCTCATAGTTCCAACTAACGCGACCGGTTATGGATGTCAGGGGCATGCACTCGTCGCCAATGATATCGCCAGTATCAGGTTCTCGCAGTGCATGTATACAATAGGTCACTGTGCCTGGCTCTAGCGCAGTCATACCATGCACCGAGTCCTTGCGAATAAAAATCATGTGTGGTGCCGCAAACTCTGTATCAACACCATTGACAGTTACTCGTACCCGACCCGCGGCCAACAGCGTTAAATGATTGTGGGTATGCAGGTGTCCCTCGAGTTGGTCATTGGCATTTTCAAACAGGTGCTGCTTGACCCAGACATTATCAACTTGATTTATGCTAATCTGTATGGCCATGATATTCCTAGAGTTCAGTTACGGGAATTAAAGAAGCCGGTTGTGTGAGGCTGCTTAGACTTGATTGCTGCGACAGAGCATCGGTAAACTGCAATGGAGTTAGTGTATTATTTTGGGCATTGAATATATGATCGGCGCCCCAGATTTCTTCAGCGTCCGGGGTCAATGCCTGCCAAACTTCATGGCCGCAATCATCGTTGAGCACACGTATCACGGCGCCGTTTTGGCTCTGTTGTTGATAGAATTTCCAGGCAAACTCGCCCAGCAATTGAATTATTTGTTCCGGCGTCTGTGCCGCAACATACTGACCGGTCATGATGTTTAGAACCTTGTAGCTTATGTGCATATCTTACCTCAACTAACAGTGCCGTAAATAGAACCAACGTTGGTGTATGTAACAGAATTGCCATTGAGATTGATGGCGCGGCCCGCGGCTCCGCCAGCCGCAGGTTCACGACCGCCAACGCCAGCCCCCCCTTCATACGGACACCCTGGGCTTCCCTGGTTAACACCAATCCCGCCGGCACTGCCGGCAGTGCCTAGCCCCCCACCAGCGCCGCCAGACCCGCCGGTCCAGCTACGGTTATAATCCGTGCTGACGATGGTGCCAGTGTAATATCGTAGCAGGGCCTTGCCTGCGGTACCCGCGGAACCGGCAGTGGCAGTGGCATCGGTAGCCGTGCGCGCCAATGTTGCGCCCGCCCCAAACCCCGCGCCGCCACCGCCACCGCCACCGTCGCCAATGGTGTTATGTGAATAAACAGGTCCATAAGCGCTAGAATTACAGTATAAAGTACCAAACCCAGCGCCACCACCACCGCCACCGCCGCCGCCACCAGCAATAATACCCGTATTGTTGATGACAATGTTGGAGTTCAAGGATATCGCTGTTCCGCCAGCGCCCCCAGCCACGGCGGCAGCGGTTATCACGTTGCCACCGGTGCCGGCATTGCCTTGAAAGGTAATGTCGCAGCCATTGCCGCCGTTGCCACCGCGCCCAATAATGTTGCCAGCATTGTTTAGCAGCACCGTGCTGCCCGCGGGCAAGTCAGATATGGTCATGGCCGGTGTTGCGGTTGAATTGCTATAAACCGCACCGCCGCTGTCGATGCTGATTACAGCATCCAGTGGCGCGGTGCCATCCCAGCCCACGGCCGTGGCTGCAGTGGCTAGGTTGAACTCATAGATCGTGGTGCTGATGCTGGTGCTGAAGGCAAACGCCAGCACTTCCTGGCTGGTGCTGGCCTGCGGGAACTCCAGCGCTGGTGGGCAGGGCTGGCGCGTACTGTCTCCAGATCGTTCCTGCAGTCCCCGAGCAATCCAACCACAGATGGTGTTGCGATATAGATTTCGGTCGTGTTGTACAGTCTGGTCCCAGGATATGGTTTCGCCGTCGGAAAACCCAACAGTTACAGCGATGGTGCTGGTGCTGCGAGGATCTGCTGTAAACGCCTGGGCAGCCCAAAATTGGTTGATGCCTGGCACTGCACCAAAGCCCTGATAGTTATTGATGCTGGTCGTGTTTTCAGCGGTTCGGACGGCCCAGTTATCCTGTACAAATATACCCTGATGATAGCCTGTTATAGATAAAACCGAACTATCGTTGTTCCAGATAGCGGTTAAACTCGATGGCGCCGCGCTTCGATAATTTACAGTAATGCTGCTAATGTTGCCCTTGAAGGGTACAACAGCCAGACCAGAGCTCGTATAGATTCTAAACTCATGTACGAATGGTTGCCATTCGTAGACTCGTATCAGCGAGGCACTAGTCAAGTATAGCGTAGGCATGACTAGCTCTTGCTCAGGTCACACAGGGAGGGTTTCACACTGGCGTGGTTCATGAAGGTCATGACCTTGTTGCCGCCGGCTGCGCGGTTGCCGCTGATGCGATGGCTCACATGAATCCAAGGCTGTCCACTGCCCGTGGTCTTGTATTCTAGCAGCAGCTGGTCATAGGCCACGTTGTCTCGAATCCACAGAGCAATATCGTAGTATTCGCTGGCCTTGGCACCTCGGAACTGCAGGTCCGCGGCTTCGCCCAGTTCGTGCTGACTGGAGCCATTGCCGTGTCTAAAGGCATTGGACACAAACATGTTGGGATAGCGAGCTCGTATGGGGTCCAGCACATTGCAGCACAGTCCCTTGAGATTAGAGACAATCTGCTGTCGGCTAAGTCCGCGCTGAGCCTGCACGGCATTCTGCTCACTAACCAGAGCCACGCGTGTGGTGACATCGCCCAGGCTAAAGCTGCGACTCAGTCTGATGGCATCGCTAAAGTCTGTGTAGCTGTTGAACTCTGAAGCGTCAATGCGCTGCGGTGCTACTATGTTGGGCGCGCGTTCATCGCTGCGGCTACAACCACTGGCAACCTGAGCCTGTCCCTGATCTATCTGCTCCTGCTTGTATACCCCGGCATTGACCTGTTCCTGGGCATGGTTTTCGTTTTCGCCAGCATCGTTCTGGAACCCTGCTCGTTCTTCGGGCGAGCATTCCACAGTCTGCAGATACTCGGGTGCCTCGCCTGTGCCGGTGCGGGTTGCCCTGGGCGTGGCCAGCCCAGATGCGCTGGCGGCGCTGCTTTGTCCGCTGTTCAGATGTACGTTGCTGGCATCCAGGTTGTAGTTGCCGCTGATGCTATGGTTTTCGCTACCGGCCACGCTGACCTGCAGATTGTTGCCGGTCATGATGTGCAGGGTTCGATCGCTTTCCAGGTAGATATTCTTGGCGCGGAATTTAAGATCTTCTTTGACGCTGACGTTGGCTGCGCCACTGATGTTGATGTTGGCGTTGTTTTTAATGTTGACATTGGTCTCGCCCCAGACCTCTAGGTCCAGGGCATCCTTGACCATGGCTCGAGCCGCGCCCTCTACAGTGAGGTCCCAGCGGCCCTGAGTATAGATGCGATTGTTGCGAACAAACACCTCGTAGTTGTCGCCCTGTACCCGCTGTCGCAAGGTACCGTCTCGGTCAATTTCTATATAGGTGCCGGTGCGATGGTAGATATGCAGCCGTTCTGCTCCGGGCGTGTTGTCCATTTCAATGACATGCCCGCTTTCACTTTCTACGACATGATTGTAGGGATAGCGCGCACAATAGGCCGGCGTGGGTTCACTCCAGGTAGCACTGGTGTTGGCCAGTGCTATGTTTTCAATGCGACGCTCGCGTTTCTGCGCCATGATTGTGGTGTCACTGCTGTCCGCCGTGGCCAGTTTGTTGGTGTCGGGCCGATTGACATAGTCATTCTGCGGATACACACTGTTGGGGTCGGCATAGGGTTCGGGCTGGCCCAGCTTGGGATCGTTGAGCGCACCATAGGGACTGGCCTGTGAGTCAGGCTGGCGTGTGTTGCTTTCTCGGCTGGTGCTGGGTGCGGGTTCGGCAAACACCGGCGCCGCGGCCCCACCTACGGCGCTGCTGCCCAGCTCATAGTAGGTCTTGGCATCGACCCCGTTGCCGTCGGCGCCGCTGCGACCGTTTTTCAGATTGCGAGCGCCACCGGCGCCCAGCAGATGCGCCACGGCCAGGTAGCCTGCGGCCTGACCCTTTTCGCCCGAGGGGTCTATGGTCGTGGGCGTAAGACTGCGATAGTTGCTCTGCAACAGAGCAAACATGGCCACTTCCTGACAGTTGTTCTTGTTGGCCTTCCAATCGCCCAGGCTTTCCACGCCCAGTTTTCCAGTCCAGATTGTGTTGTCGTTGAGCTCACTGTTGCTGCGAGCTCGCATGGGGCTAGGGTTGCGAACAAACCCCACGGTCTGCAGTGCGGCCGCGCCAAACTGATACTTGCCAACATAGCCCAGCTCATTGGTCAGGCTGTAGTTCTGCGCACCGCCGGGCTGGCTACTGCTTTCACGCCGAGCTATGGCCGTCATCAGAGCATTGACCTCGGCGGCAGTCAGGGGCGGCAACGTGGCAGTAATGCTCTGAGCCCGCGCCAGTGTGCCTACACTGCTGCCAGAGCTCTGAGCGTCAGCGGGCGTGGCGGGACGAGGTTGTGCGGTCTGAGGCTGTCCCTGCTGGTTCAACGAAGGCTGACCAGAAGGTCCTCGAACCACACCGGGCTGGTTTTGCGATTTAGTCTGAGCATTGTCCTCGGCGGCATCCGTAGACTTGGGCAGTCCACCTATGGTGCCCATGACCACGGGCTGCTGACACTCTTTACCATCGGCAAAGAACCCCAGCACCCAGGTACCTTCCACGGGGCCCACGGGTGCCGTACCCACGCCGCTGATGGCAGCACTGGTGAGATCCTGCATGGGCAGAGCCCAGGGCAGGTCTTCCGTGGGCAATACAGCCTTGTTGTCCAGGTGATAGCCCAGTATGCGAACTCGCATACGACCGAGCTTGAAGGGGTCCATGCGGTCTTCGACCACACCAATCCACCAAAAGAATCCGTCGCGGCCAAAGATATTGTTTTCAGGTGTCATTGCGGTCTCCGCTTGAGACTGTCTTTAACCATTTCCAGAGTCATCATGTGTTTACTCAGAGTAAATTTATGTCTGATGGCCGTAACCAAGTAATAGCCGCTGAACAAATCATCCTCGAGTTGTTTGTTTTTATCTGCATTGCTACGAGGACTGGCGTCGGGGTACACAAATCTAACCACACGTCCAATTTCAATGTCGGTGCGACCCGGTACAGTAATTTCAATCTTGAAATTCGTAAGCTCATTCATGGTGCTGATACGACGCGGCAGAGTAGTTTCTATGACGTCCTGAACGTTGTTCTTGAAGTCCGTGTAGAGCTGCTGATGTCGGGGATAGAAATGCACGAACCCGGCAGGACTGCGCAAGGTGTTGCGGCTAAAGGGCGCACAGTCATCGTTGCTGGTGCCGGCAATGTTTTCCAGATGTTTGTATTCACCGTAGCTGGCCACATGGTCATAGTCATAGATCTTGTAGTCTTTGCTGAACATGTCCAGGGTTATGAGCCGATTGGCATAGTATCCATTCTGGACATTCTTGAAGGAATTAAAGGACTGCACCACACGAAAATCTTCGACCTTGCGATAATCCTGTTCGATGTCTCGCTCATAGCCCTCGCGACCACCTTCCATGTTTTGGTCGGGGTTAAGCATGCGGGGCGTATAACTGTATTCCTGATATACGCCTCGTCCCACGAGGTCGATTAACCCCTCGACGTTGGCGAACCAATAGGACTTGTTGCTTTCAAAAAACAATGCGCCTGGATTTTTATAGGTTAGCCCCTGGGCCTTGCTGGCCAACCAGTTGATGCATTGAAACGGCCGCCAGCCCGGGCTGGTAAATCTAACTTCATTGGGTGTAGCTGCCAGCACCTGCAAGGGTGTGGTCTCGCCGATGTTTTCCTTGTAGATGGTGCGCACCACCTGGACTATCTGCCCCTCGTAGGTCCTGTAGGTAGGACTTAGTATATCAATGAACATTTCCGGACTGCAGAAGTGTACAATGTAGCTCTGCTTGCCACTGTCGCTGATCATCATGCGATCAGTAACACTGTAGATCTTGAAGGTTTTTTTAATCAGCGCAACATCTGCGTCCATGGTGGGTGTCTTGAGCGCCAGGCGTATGTATTCATTACCTATGATGGGAATGGTCTTGGCCAGGTTGCTGGCGTCGATCATCAACATGTTGCCATAGAGCCCGGGACGAAACATGTCCTCGAACAGGTTGAGTTCTGCCAGGTAGAGCTTGACGTCAAATTCTTCGCCCGCGCTGTTGATGATTTTTACTTCAACAATCTCAATGTCGCCGGCCGATAGCAGACCCTGCGTTGCATCATTATTGGCCATTGTTTAGTATTCCAGTAAAGGTACGCACGAACTGCGGTACATATTCGGGCTTGAGTATGCGAATGCGACGGCGTGATTCGTTCTGCAGAGTTTCATAATCAGTATTGGTCACGGGCGTAACCGATCCTGTCACGCTGTTGTTGTTCAGTACCGTGGTGTTTGCGATGCCGCCCGTGGTAATGGCCGATCCACTCACGGCTATGCTGGTGTTGCTGTGAAGTCTGGTCACCGTGTAGCTCGTGGTGGTGGTGCCGAATCTAATGGTCAGCCCCGTATAGAATTGGGTGAGCCAGGCTGTATCCGAGCCCGTGATGCTGATGCTGCTGCCCGCGCTCGTGGCACTGGCGCTGGCTGTGCCGGTATAGACTCGATAGTATACAGTATCGCCGCTGGTGTTTTCGTAATGATGCACACTGTATTGATTGTCCACACCATATTTGTTGATGATAAAATTCTGCAGACTCTGCACAGGCAGAGGCCAGTCCCAGCGCGGGTCCAGAATTTCGTTGCTGATTAAAATGACCCAGTGCAGGGTCGGATCGCCATAGAGCTTGTCCGCCAGAATTTCTGGTGTTTCGTCGTCGCCGATGTCGTATTCGTCATAGCTCAGTACATTGGCGACGTTGACATCATCGGCGCGTACACGGCGCAGTATGTCGGTCATGGCAAAGGTGCTGACCAGATTGCCGGTGTCAAAACTATAGACGATGGTGGGGAAGTTCTTGAAATAGCTCACGATTAGTAACCTACGTTGATGCGTTCCTTGGTCAGAGTCTCCAGTTCCTTGAAGCCCATCCGCAGGGTGATTTCCGAGGGAGTGCCATCGGCAAAGGTATGGAATCCGTTGCTGCCGCCATAGTCCACGCTTAGATCGGTCAACACGCAGGTGCTGATCTTGGCTATGTGCCGGTTGGGCTGACCATTGAAATAGTATACAATGTTGAACTCACTGGGATACACATAGAACAGTCCGCCTGCGGTGACCTCGGGATGCATGTGGAACTTGAACCGCTTGATGATATTTTCTACATTGGCAGCTTCCTGCGCGCTGCGTGGCAGAAATCTATATTCAAAGTTGAAGGTACGGTTATCCACGCTCTTGAACATCTGTTCACGGAACGGGTTGGGTGTGGTGCCTGTGCCCACACTCATGATTTGGCCAGGATTCAAGTTGGCGCCTACAGCACTGGCCACACTGGCGGGCAGTTCCGCGGCCTGCAGCATCAGGGCTCGAGCATACTCGGCACCCATGCTCAGTGTATCGGCGTCCACGGCGCTGCTGCCGCCGGCCAAGAGTCCGCCCGTGCTGCCCAGCTCCACGGTATCGTAATCAGCCCGATAACGAAAACTGGGCACGCCGTTGATGGCCAACATGATGGCATCGTTGATGCGGAATGTCTTGTCGCTTTCAAACTGCGTGGCCGCACCTGCGGCCAGGACGCCACCGGCTACGGCGCCGCCAATGACGCCTATGGTCTTGGCCGTGGTGCTGGTGCGGCCCGAATTGGCCAGCACCGTACCTGCTACGTTGCGCCCCACGGCAGCGCCACCCGCGGCCGCAGCTGCACCGCCTACGACATTGGCGCGCTGGCCCAGGGTACTGCGATTTACTCGATTTTCGTCAGTGCCCGAGATTTCTGAGACGTTGCCATAGCTTTGCTTGTATTTGCTCTTGCCCCGAATATTGATGAAAAACCCCACGTAATGCTGCAGATCCGGACGCGCACTGGTGTCCAGGGGATACACATAGGACCCCACGTTGTACTGGTTGCCCGCGGCACTGGTACCGCCGAACTTGGTCAGTGTGCTGGCATTGAGCTGCTCGGCTGATCCTGAGGCGGGCTTCGACGGTGATGTTTGTTCAGCCATATATACTGGATTCTCTGGGGTTACGGGTTATTTATCATGTACAGCAACAACGTCTACAAGGGACGATACCGAGTCGTTAATCCTGGCAAATACGCTGGTGATCATACCAAGGTAATTTTTCGTAGTATGTGGGAATACAAATTCATGAAATACTGCGATCATAATCCCAGCATACTGGAATGGGGCAGTGAAGAAATTGTCATCCCTTATTTATCGCCCGTGGACGGAAAAATACATCGTTATTTTGTGGACTTTTATTGTCGGATCCAGGAAAGCAACGGACGAACGCAGCGCTACCTCATAGAGATTAAACCCAGTAAATTTACACGTCCGCCCGATCAACCGCAGCGGCGTACACCCCGATATCTGCAAGAAGTTTTTACCTGGGGTGTCAACCAGGCCAAGTGGCAGGCGGCTCGGGATTTCTGCGAGAATCGGGGCTGGCGATTTGAAATACTCACGGAACACGAGCTTGGCCTAGATAAATAAGGTCATGGCCACTCCATCACCATTCCAAAAAATACGCATCGATGCCGCGGGGCAGCGGCGTAGCCTGACCTGGTATCGACAACAGGTACAGCGACTGCAGGATCTCAATCGGGGTGTAAATCGAGAACTCTCGCGGGGGCGGGATCTTCGAAACAATGTATTCATTGGCGACCTGTATCTGTTTCGCTATGACCCCAAGCACAAGGCCACCCTGCCCTACTACGATGCTCTGCCCTTGGTCATGCCCTTTAACCGCGCCGAGGGTGGGTTTTTAGGCATCAACCTGCACTACCTACCCTATGCCATGCGATTTAAGGTCATGGGTGCACTGCTAGACCAGGTCACAGATGTATCAAACCCCTATAGCCGTGCCAAGATTAGCTATGCGATCTTGAACAATGCCAGTCGGTTTCCGGGCGTACAACACTGCGTCAAGCACTACCTGATCAATCATGTACAGGGTCGTTTCCTGGAAATACCCAACGACGAATGGTTGGCCGCGGCCATGCTGCCCATAGAACAATTTCACGGTGCGCCCAAGTCTCGGGTGTTCCAAAACGCAAGGATCTAACCCATGGCTCAATGGAACGTGGAGAATTTTCTCAGCGAGGTGGCCAGCAATGGTCTGGCTCGTCCCTGTCGTTTCGAAGTCAGCATCGACTCGCCGGCCTGTGTCAGCAACAACGAAGGCACGCGTCTGGTGAGCATGTTTTGCGAACAGGCCCTGTTGCCGCAGATGCGCATCCTCACCAGTCGTCAGCAGCTGTTTGGTCCGCCCAGTCTGCATCCCACAGGCGTAGACTTCGGCGGCGATAACCTAACCCTGAACTTCTTCGTGGATCGTCGCATGAAGGTCAAGCAGTTTTTTGATAGCTGGATGCAGGGCATCATTGCGCCCAGCACCTATACCGCCAACTATCAGAACAACTATCTGACTAGCATCTATATCAGCCAGCTCGATGAAGCCGACGAAGCTCAGTACAGCATCAAGCTCATAGATGCCTTTCCCATTGGCCAGGCGCCACTGCAGCTAGACTTCAATCAGCGCGACACCGTGCATCGACTGCCCGTGACCTTTGCCTACAGAAACTGGATACAGGCTCAGCCGCCGGGCAGCAGCCCTGGACAGTCTCAGCGCCAGCCCCAGACTGAGATCACTCGAACTCAGGGCGGACTGGGTCAGGTCAGACCCCAGCGTGGTGTGCCCATGCCACGCCCTCAAAGTCTGGCGCCCCAGACCACACTGGACACTCAGGCCGATTTCTTTATTAAATAATCTGGAGTTATCATGAGTTTACCCACCATCGACGTGCCCAAGTATCAGACCCAGTTGCCCAGCACAGGCGCTCGGGTAGAATATCGACCCTTTCTGGTGCGAGAACAAAAGAACCTGCTCATAGCCGTGGGCGGCGATGCCGATCAGCAGCTGCAGGCGCTCAAGGACACCGTACAGACCTGTACCTTTGGTCAGCTCAACGTCGACCAGCTCAGCGCCTATGACGTAGAATATCTGTTTCTGCAGATTCGGGCTCGCAGCATCGGCGAAAATCTAGATCTGGTGTTGCGGTGTCAATCCTGCGAAGCCACGCACGAACAGAGTCTGGACCTGACCATGGTCTCCGTGAACAAGCCCCTGGGACATGAACGCGAGCTTGAGCTCGAAGGGCTGACTCTGACGCTGCGAGACCCTGGCATCGACGCCGTGGACCGTTATCGTCGCGACCCCGGCCCCGATGCCGTGATTGAGCTCATAGCCCAGTGCATTGAATCCATCTGGCAGGGCGACGATCTGTACTCGGCTCAGGACTACACACTCAAGGAGCTCGTGGAGTTTGTGGAAGAGCTTAGCCCTCGCAATCTGCAGCAGCTCGAATCATATTTTAACACGCTGCCCGTGCTGCGGCACGAACTTCACTGGACCTGTGCTGCCTGCAGCACCGACAACACCGCAGTCCTGGAGGGACTGCAGGGTTTTTTCGTCTGATTCTTTCTCATGACTCACTGTTTAACTACTATCAGACCAACTTCAGTCTCATGCAGTTTCACAAGTATAGCCTGACTGAACTGGAAAACATGTTGCCCTGGGAAAGAGAAATCTACGTCATGCTTTTGTTGCAGCATCTCAAAGAAGAAAATCAACGACTACAGCAGATGAACAAAGGATAATCAATCATGGCTCGGCCTCTACCAAAATTGCGCATTGTCGGCGGCACAGACTATGAGCCCAGCGCAAGCTCGGCCAGCACCGAGGCGCCAGCAGCCGACCGCACTCAGACCCTGGAGCGTATTGGCAGCACCATCGAGGCCAAGACCGCGGTTGAACGTGGCGGTGCTCGCAACGAAAGCATGAACGCTGCCAATGCCCGAACCTTTGACCAGTTCGTGCAGCAGACCCAGGACCGAGAAAAACTGCTGAGCGATGCCACGGACGAGCAACGCAAGATTTTTACCGATCTGGAAAAGACCCTGATTGAGCTGCGCGAAGCCGGCAGCGAAGACAGCGAACGACTGCGTAAACAACTGGCCGAACTGGGTGGCAAACTTGAAGCCACGGCAGATACTGGCGCTCGAGGTCGCATTGGCTATCAGATCGACTCTGCTCGCACCAATGCTCGTCCCAGCAACCTGGGATCAGTGCTGGCCAGCCTGCAAGGCGAGCGAGGCAGTCAGCTGCTGCGTGAAGGCTATGCTCGGGAAGGACTCAACGTACGAGACACTCGCACTGGTCGGTTCGTCAGCGAAAAGGATGCTGGTCGAGGGCGCGTGGCCAGTGCGGCCGGCCACTTCATGGGCTGGTTGGGTGAGCGCGTCGAAGCCGATGTTGAAAAACGTCGCAGTCCGGGCTTCCAGGATTTTCTGGACCGAAACTTTCGCACGCGGCCTCAGGGCGAAGAAGTCGCCCGGCTAGGCGGTGAGCAACAACAACTGCAGGAAAAACTCTCTGCGCCCGTGGCCACTGCCATGGCCTCGCCACAGGGCAATGTTCTACGAGCCGACCAGCCCGCGGTTAAACCAGGGTCGGCTCGGGTCATGTCGCTGGACCGAGCTCGGCAGACTGCCAACGTTGTCAACATCACCGCCCGTACCGTCAATGTGTCGGGATCTACTCGCGCTGGCCGCCCTGCAGCGGCCCCGGCCACTACTGCATCACCAGCGGCACCTGCTACCGCCGAGGCTCCGCGTAGCTCGTCCGATGGAGTCAAGGAAAAAGTAGCCGGCGTTTTTGGTGGCGGTGGCGCCGCGGGTGGCGCAGCAGAAGCCAGCCAGGGCGGCGGAATTCTGGACATGGCCAAGGATTGGCTAGGCACCCTGGGCGGTACCGGTGCCGCTGGAGGCGCTGCTGGTGGTGCCGGTGCCGCTGGAGGCGCTGCTGGTGGTGCCGGTGCCGCTGGAGGCATGCTGGCCACGGCGGGTACTGCTCTGGGTCTGGGTGCCCTGGGCTATGGTGTAGGACGAGCCGGGGACTGGGCCAGTGGCGGGCTCAAAGAGGCAGGATACCAGGGAGCTGGCAAAGCCGTGGGAACCCTGGGCCGAGCCGGAGAATACGCTGGTTACGGTGCAGCCCTGGGCACCATAGTTCCCGGTGTTGGTACCGCTGTGGGCGCCGGTGTTGGTGCCGCAGTGGGCGGTGTTGTTGGTGCCTATGAGCAGTATGCAGATCCCAATAAAGGAATTCTCAGTAACCTGGGCAGCCTAGTGGGACTGGGTGGCTCTGAGAAACTACCGTCAAACTTCTCCTACAAGGAGACAGGGCAGGAACGCATCCAGGGTGAAACCAAGGGTGGCAAGTACTATCTCAACAGCCGGGAAGTAAGTCGGGAAGACTATGCTGCTGCCGCCAAACGATCTGATGCCAGCCTGGCGCCAGAGCGCGCTGAACTCAAGCAGCAGATGCAGGGCCAGCGCGGGTCGCAGATTGCACAGAGCAGTGCCGCCAACGAAGGACTTCGTGCTCAAACCGTTCGACCCCAGATTGTGATGCCGCCGCAGCCCACGGCCGCACCTAGCCCAAGCGGTAGTGGGTCGGGCATGGCGCTGCCCCGAGGCAGCGTGCGTCCCACAGAAAGTGCTCTGGAACGCTACGTGGCTCGGGGCAGCAACTTCTACTAGTCGTCGGCTGCCAGGTTGGCAAAGTAGCTCAGGGTATCGTCATCATCGTCATAGGCCGGCGCAGCAGGCTTGCTCTGAGTCTGAGCAGTCCGAGCCGGGGCACTGGCTCGTGGCTGAGCCGGAACCTCGAGATCAACTTCTTCGGCATGACGCACCGCTGCCGGAACCCCGCTTAGCACGGTGTCGAGCTTGCGCTTGAGTTCCTCGTAGCTCTTGAAGTGACGAGCATCCAGGAAGTCCTGCAGACTATGCTGCTGATTCCAGACGGCCTCGATCTTGGCATCATCTTCATGCAGGGGACGAACCGTGCCAAATTCGCTCTTGTCGTAGTTGCGATAACCTTCGACCTTGCGAATCTTGAGCTTGAAGTCCGCACCAGCCCAGAAGTCAAAGGGATTCACGGGCTTTTCGTCCTGGAACTGCGGTTGCATGACATCCTTGATCTTGTCAAAGATCTTCTTGCCAAACTTGAACAGCTTGACCTTGCCCACGTTTTCCGGATGAGCCGGGTCTTCCAGAACCAGCACATTGCACACATAGTTCAGACGGCGCTTCTGCTTGCGAGCGATTTCCTTGTTGGCTTCGCTGCCGCTGTTCCAAAGTTCATTGTTGAGTTCGCTCACGGGGTCGGGTTTGCCGATAGTGGTGAGACTGTTTTCAATGTACCACTTGCCCGTGGGGCCTTGGAAGCCATGACTCCAGACTCGAACCCAGGGCAGTTCTTCACCTCGGGGTGCGGGCAGGAAACGAATCACGGCATAGCCGTTGCCAGCCTTGTCAACCTCGGGGCTCCAGACGCGTTCGTCGTCGCGACTATCGCTGTTGCCCTGGGGGTTACCAAGTTTCTCGACCTCTTTCATGAGGTTGTCGAAGTTACCGCGGTTGCTGCGTAGATCGGATAGGCTGCTAAATGCCATTTGTATCTCCTTGTATAGCGTTGTATAGGTGTTGTCTACTTGGGTTCATTCCAAAAGTCATCAATGTCGGCATCATCATATTCTTCCAGTGACTGACTGTAATGACTCAGTACCTTGGAAGCCTCAGTATATAGATTTTTTGTATGTTTGTCAATGCCACTGCGCATCTTTTTTATAGGGCGACGCGGAGCTGCATCTTCGCGGTCAAAACGGCGGGTATGTCCCATGATGAACCTGCTACTGATTTCCTAGTAATCGGCCCGTACAAAGGGCCAGTGTTGAACTCGATCTATGACCTGCTGCTGGCTGGCGGCAATCTTCACCATCATGCGCTGCATGTCCACGCAGGCGCGATGTAGATCCGTGATGTTGTCCTGCAGGGCCGTGACCTGGGTCTGGAGACTCAGACATTCTTCTTCTAGACGACGAAGACGTTCGTCCTGAATTTCCTCATCAATTTCATGCTTGGTGGGCAGTGAACTCATCGAGTATGTCCTGAAATTGGATTCGGTCGAACCGTACAAAGGGGCGATACTTGATCATGAGGCGGTGCAGATTCTGCCAGACTACGTCACGGGGCAGCTCCATGTCATTGGCCCAGCCCGTGAGCTCCTGCAGTATGACCAGAGTTTCTGGGCCAATGGTGCGCCGCAGATAGGCTCGCACCACCAGGGGATGCTGTCCTGGTTCGGCCGCGAACACGTTGTTCACGCCCTGGTCCTGTGCTTCGTTAAACAGAGCCTGCAGCTCCTGCTGAAACATATAGCGCAGACTCTGGTTGCGTCGCTGCCAGTCCGTGTAGTTCTGCGTGGCGCTGGCATCGAACACCCCACCCCAGTGGTTACCTGCCACAAAGTTGGCAACCATGAAGTTACAGATCTCAGAGTCTGTGTAGTCCCGAGCCAGCCGCGCAAAGGTATAGACCTTGCCACCAGTAAACTGGCTGCGTCTGGCTCGGATACGGCCCCGACTGGCTACGACATCGTAGTCGTCGGTCTGAAAATGCGCCCTCAACGCCAGATACATGCGATAGGCTTCATAGTCAGTCATGTTCAAAGTGGCAGACGTCCCGTGGGTTTCATCATGTGTGCGTTCTCGGCTTCAACACGAATCTGCTCTTTGAGTACCCGATTGATCAAGGGCGCCACGACCTCGATGTCGATGTCTCGTTCCGCGCAGTAGCCAATGATGATGTCCATGCGACTCTGGCCAGACTGGCCATGTTGCTGTTCCACCCATACACTAAACTCATTGGCGCTGCTGAACTCACGACTAATCAGGAATTCATTGGTAAGCACTACTTCGGCACCCTGGCTCACCAGGCGGTTATCTACAAGCTCACCCTCCTTGCTGGTGAGCTTGATGCCCAGAACATCCTGGCCGGATACACCGTCTTTGATCACGCCGGGACCTCCACGGGGTTGATGTCGGCGTTGGCCTGTTGTGGGCTATGATCCATCATCTGACTGGTATAGCGAGCAATGGCGCCCAAATCGCAGACGTATTCGTAGGTACCAACGTGGACAGTACGAGTCCAGGGAGCCAGGAACACCTGGCCGCCCAGTTCACGCCAGCGTTTGCAGAAAGTAAAGTCTTCGCTGGTGTAGGCCTTGGTCACAGGGTCAATGCTGGTGTCAAAGAAGGCATGGCTCTTACGATGCGGGTCTGTGATGCGAGTCATGGTCTTGGGGTCCATGGTCTCGCTGCCGCCGCTGATGATTTCAATCTCGGGCATGCGCTGCGCCATGGTCTCAAATACTTCGCGCTTGACCAACATCATGCCCGTGGCAATGCTCTCAACCTCCACAGGCTGATTGATGTCAAAGGTCAGGCTGTCACCAATGGGACGGAAGGTGCTTTCCGCAATCACGGCATTGATGTGCGGGCCGGGGATGTCGGGTACAGCATTGACCACACGCTTCACCACATCCCAGTTGATCTTCTTCTTGGCATACTGGCCACCAATGATGTCACGGTCGGCCTGAATCATGCGAATGACATCATCGCCGTCAAAGCCCAGGTCAGCATCCAGGAACAGCAGATGCGTGGCATTGCTCTTCAAAAACCCTTCCACCAGAATATTGCGAGCCTTGGTGATCAGACTCTCATTGGCGGCAATCTCAAACATGCTGGGAATGCCATGCTGGCCCAGCTTGGTCAGGAGATTGATCAGGCTGATCATGTACATGTAGTTGGCCTGGCCACCAAACATGGGCGTGGCGATGAACAGACTGGGCGGGCGCTTTTCCTTGGGTTTATTGATAAACAGGGGATTGTTCTGGAACATCTGCTGCTGCAGCTTGCTCATTTCCTTCTTAGCCGGCGGCTTAATTTTCATTGATGCCATTCTCCATGTCAGGGCAAAAGTGTGAATAATCTGGTCAACACAAACGTCAACGTACCAGTTATTTATGCGGATTATAAAGATTCTGATACAAAGAGTCAATAGGGAACTGGGTTTCCCATGAGTTATCATCTTTTTGGTTAGATTCAATACACACAACAAAAGGGACGGCGCAAGCCGTCCCAGTTAATGCCAGTACAGCTGCTTAGCGAGCAGCGATGTACATGGTGACTTCGAAGCCGAAGCGAAGATCAGCGGCAGCGGGCTTGGTCCACATGGTTTACTCCTTAACATAAACATCGGATCGACGTTGATCCGAATACAATTATGTATTGAATGATACCTGGTTGTCATGCTGTCTTGTTATTAGCTCTGGCTAATGATTTTCTTGGTCAGCCTGGCGAATCATCCAGAGCTGTTCGATATGATGCGCCTGTATTTCGTTTTGTAACCATTCCTGTCGGCTGAGGGCCGGCTCCTGACAGGCATGCACCAGTTCATGCACTATGACTCTGTCTGGTGTCTGCGCAGACCGCAGATACATGACGCCATTGCGATACAGGCCGGGCCAGGCCAATTGGTCATCGTATTCAACCGTAGGGTTAGGTTGGCATCCTAGCCCAGCCAGAAATGCCAGCATGGCCTTGATGTTGGGCACGCTGGCGAGATCCATGATCTATCGGCCCGGCCAGAATTTACTGACTCGCTCCACCAGAGGTGCAGCCCAGGCCGGTTGCGGAACAACCCAGCCAATGACGGCGCCAACAACAATCCAGAACAGTGTTTCTACCATGATGTTCTCCTTGAACAAGTTTAGGGTCAACCAAAGAATACAAATGCCACCAACACTAGCTGCGCCACAAAGCCCAG